GTTTTCTTACGCAGGACAAGTTTAAAGATGCCAATCAGAAGGTCAAAAGTAGCTTGAGAGATCGAATTAGCCTTGACAGCATCAGTCGCTGCCAGACTTTCGGAAACCATAAGTGCCAAACCCAACCCGGTCAACAGGTGGTGGGAATCGATCCAAGCGTAGATACTAGGATCAAACGCGCCATAGATGACGCCGAGAATAGAGAGGATCATCGGAAAATAACCGATTAGTCTTCGCATACTGCTCCTTAACTTGGTGGACCCGGACAGACTTGAACTGTCACCCCCTCGGTGCAAGCGAGGAATCCTCCCATTAGACGACAAGCCCGTCAGTAAGGATTGGTCAGGGAGGATGGATTCGAACCACCGACAGCTCGCTTCCAAAGCGAGAACTCTTCCTGACTGAGCTACTCCCTGATACTTAGTTCTTTTTTGAAGGCGGCTTAAGTTCAACTACACGTGGTTCGCCGCATCCCGTACAAACCATATAAACCACAACAGTACTTCCAAAGTACTGCTTGTCAACTATGTAAAAACCGTGCTTGCCCAACGTGCACTCTGTCTGATTATTCATTCGCTTCTCCTTAATTTATTTTTTTTCGGAGTTAGGAAAAAGCTCGACGCATCCAACCCAACAAAAACTGCTCGTAGGCGGCGGTATTTTTTGCGTATACCTTGGCGTAAAAGACAGCCTGCCGAACCCCAAGTTCTTTCAGTAAGTTTGTAGGATTGGCTGCGTTAAGCGCTGCTAAAGTCTTGGGACCAAACTGGCCGTCGACATAAACCCCCAGAGCCCGTTGCAATAGCATGTGGGCCTCTGGAGGGCCTCCGTTAACAGCCGTCTGGAAAATTTTGTCAGCCAGTTCCTGAACAATTACGCCGTCGTATAGCCAGAAGGTCTCCCGATAAAACTTATAAACCAGGAACCCTAGTCCAGCATCATCGTTCAAGCAGGCAGGGAAGTTAGCCGCAGACCGGTACCGATCCACGATGGCCCAACCTGCCCAGTTAGGCCAGAAATTTCTGGCTATGCCCCGGTAGGTTTCTCCACCCTTATCGGCCTTGAGGTTTGAATATCCACCTTCAAGTGCATCGAGTTTGGCAAAGGATTTATCGAAGCTAGCCATAGCAGATACCGTCCGTAAACCGAACAATATCGGTACTCCTTGTACGCGTGGTACACGAGCTAAAGAAGCGGAACCCATTCATCCGGTTCCGTACAGTAGCGGCTCCACGGGTAAGCTCGTTCTGTCCGTCAGGCCAGCCGCCAAGAATAGACTAAGGGGACAGGTGCCACCCATCCCCTCGGTCAATGTTTTTAATGTTACTGCTGTAAGTTGTTGATAAGACTATACTTGCTCCAAGGTCATCTCTTTGAGAACAACCGCGTTACTGGCATTCGAGGTACCAAACAACGCCGTAACGTAGAAGCCGTTACCCAACGCCAAAGCTTCGGTGCTGACGCCAGAGGTTTTCTTCGAAGACGTGCCCCAAACCGTTGGGCTAACAATAGCCAACGAACCTTCGGCCAAGATACCGTGATAAGCACCTTCGATGTACCCGTTCATGGTTGCGGTTGTGGAATCCCAGAACAGCAAGTGAGACGCCGACACGACACCGGACTTTGCCCCACCAGTCGCCAGTGTACCCGAGCTATAAAGCTGAGTATCGTTGGTGAACGTAGTCAGGTTGGTCTGGTCGCCGTAGTTCCAGTACAGAGACGCCGTGAAGTTCAGGGAAGCCCCTGCTGTCACCAGCATAGTGTACCGAATCCGGAGCGGTCGACCGTCGAACAAGTCAGCCGAAGCAGCGGGAGAAACCGGAGCCGCAACCAACGCCCGAACCGTAGAACTGGGATAGCCAGTCGTGCTCCCGCCAAGATAACGCTGGGCCGGAAAGGCCGAAGCGGTCGTGACATTCCCAAGCTGCAAATTATATTGAGCGCTGAGCGTATTGCTATTAGCCATAAAATCCTCATTACAAACAAGTTAAATTAAATTTCGCTGACAGCCATAGAATCATTCGTATTCACTGTCAATCTTTCTGAAAGTCTTTTCCTATGCCAAGCACGTGCTGAACCCAGCCCTATGCTTTTTCTGTGTTCTTCTGACAGGTGCTGGCCTTTAAGAACACCAGCTGGTCGGCGTCGAACACCGCATTTTTCTAAAGTGTGCCAAATGGGCTTGGTCGACGTTCCAAACTTTTCGGCAATCTTTTTTAGACTAAGCCCGTTGGAGTACATCAGGCAAACTTCTTTACAAGGAAGGGGAATAGTATGAGCTTTTCTTAGCTTTTCCTTAGACTGTTCCGAATGATGTTTTCCTTTCCAGAACCCAACTACTTTCTTAGCCTTTTGAGAACGACTCATCTTTTCTTTAGATGCTTTGGTGTGGCGAAATCCAACTAAACCTTCGCCACCTTGGGTTAGGTTATAACCAATCCCATTTTGATTGGCCTTATAAAAAGCAATATAGGCTTGTTCAATTTCCGAACCAAGTTTAGCATCTGAAACCGTAGCTTCAAGTCTAAGGCTAAAATTGTCCGTCCCATACTTTCTTATGGCACGGTGGATGGCTTGATTTGTACACTTGAGTCTCGCGTACTTGCAATGGTCTTTCCACCGCTTCTCAATCGGCCAAATCGTCTTCCCAATATAAACTTTGCCGTTGGTCTTATTGGTAACCTTGTAAATGCTTATCACTTAATTCGCTGCCCCATCCCCTTGGGGAACCGGTTCAGGCGGCGGAGGATTGGCCGGTTGTTCTGGCCTCATCCCTGGCAAAGGAAGCGTTGCCGCTTTTTCAGATATCTCAATGTTGCGAAGCGCCTGCAACCAGTAATTGCAATCCTGGATCGCGCCTTCAAAAGCATTGATCTGAGCCTGGGCCTGGAGCGTCTGTTGCTCCAAAGCTTCCTTGGCCTTCTTCAATTCATCGCGGCGCTTAGATACTTCGTCTTTAGTCATTAAGCCCTCGTAGATATTTGATTTTACTTGCTGTACAGTTTCCGCATAAGTCGTTCGATACCCGGCAGGGACAGCGCCCACAAAAACGCCAAAACTATTTGTAGTTTCCCGCCCCACGACTCACGCCATACTCGTCTAACCTTGTTTTGCAAGGCTGCTCGGTCAAACCGTTCCAAAACGTCAGATAACGGAATACGGCCAGTGGGGCAGTATGCACTCATTCCAGTCAAATCCCCAAGATTCAAGGTTAAACAAAATTTCCTGATCTAACTGTCGTCGACGCTGGCGCTTAGCTTTGAAGTGTTTTAAAGAGTGGCAGGCAATACAACCACAATTAAGATTATACTTAGACAAAAAACCTTCAGGCTTAAACTCCCATCTCAAACGCCAAACATATCTTACAACATACTTACGACGAGCAATCCAGTTTCGACGGACTGATCTCCTGTCCGCCCTGGACTTCGGATGCTTCATGGTTCCTCCCCGCCCACTTTTACGCGGTATGACTAATGGAAACCATGTAGAATCCTTTCGAAGAAATTGGAGGAGGGAGGCGGAGTCGAACCACGCGGCTTTTACGCCACCCCTGGTTTTCAGGACCAGTTGCCAACCACTTAGCGGCTCCCTCCTTGGCGGAGAGAGCACGAATCGAACGTGCGCAGGTTTTACCCTGACTCCTGTTTAGCAAACAGGTACATTACCGCTCTGTCATCTCTCCAACAGCGAATTGTCGTTGATACTAGATGTCCTGATTAAGCCCCATGATGACATACTGATCCTTAAATTTGGCAGCAGCAGGTGGACTTGAACCACCACATTCGGTTTTGGAGACCGACGGTCTGCATTGATCCTATACTGCTAAGGGCGGCAGAAATCCCCACCACCACTACATCTATTATATCATAGATTTGAAAATTTTAGAAATTATTTTTTGGAGGGAGGGGGAGAAACGAAAAGGTGGGGTGACTGGGTGGGGTGACTGGGTGACTTGTACTTACTCCAGTACCTTGAAGGGGTTGTCTACCCCTATGGGGGAGCATCAAAATAGGGTCCACCGGCACCTTTTTCTCCGCTAACTCTTCTATCTTCTTATACTTACATGAGACTAGTCTAGCACTAGGCTGGGAGTAGCAATGAGCTGGGTCATGCTCTGCACTCAGGTCGATACTGAGACCACCTGAACCCTTGCCAACCATTGCCTTGCCTAACTCCTTTCTTATCAGCATACTTAGTAGATTGATATACTCTACCAAGTTCTAAGACCTTGATTCTTGATAGATGATGGGCAGATGCGTGGACATTTTGTCACTGTGTGCTTTCACCCACTGTCCGAGTAACCTACTGCGCCATATCCCCCACCAACTGCGTCAAATCACACACCTATCTGCATCCATATCCTTATGCCTTCTATGCCCTACACCACGACAGATCACCGAGACTGGCGAACGCATGCACCTACACCCCAGCTCTATACCCTCAACGCCTGACGATCATGTATCACCCTATACCCTGCTTATCCTCTATCTCTACCGGCTACGACAGGCTCAATATGGCTCTATACCGCCCTATACGACACTATGTCCGAATAACTTCGCGCTAGGATGCCCCAGGACGCATCGCTACCCTGCGGGTAATACAATCCTATGTCCTGATTACGTACGCTACGCATAACGTACGCTTATCTATGCCCACATGCGGCGATAGTCGCCACAACAGATCACGCTTTTAAACCGTGGCTTGTCCACTCCTGACCTCTGTTCATTATTGATGTACACGGAAGAGCTTGCCACGAATACTACCCATTTTTCGTGACACTTGTACGGAACCGTACAGTCATACATTCCCCCATATTCCCTTCTGCAATCCATAGCTTTTTGTAACGGTTCAAGTTCTTGATAACAAATGAAACAGGACAATATGTCTGCTTATCTCTACAGAATACCATAACAAGCTCAACTTAGCACTTCCGCAACCTGCTGATTCTATTCATTTACTTTTTATCTAGGTTTGGCGCTAGACTTGCTATACATAACGGCAGTATGGACACCACACACAAACCGCTTGAATCCACCGCTAGTGCATTCGGGCTATGCTCGGATGCCCTACCAGTGCATTCAACACGGGCTAGAATAGTCCAGCCCAACGAGGTAACGCTAATGAACACTCAGAAAGTCTTACGCAAGATATACAGCATCAAAGTGCAGCACACCGACGACAATTCGCCGGATACCTCTTATCTGGGGGAGTACAGTGACGCGCCAAGTTCTGAGTACTCCATCGATCGTCAGGAGAGGGGAGATATGGAACATCGGGAGTACCGCTATTTCAACCCTTCCTGTAACTACGTCGACAAAGAGGGCAAAGTGCTTCCTGGCAACACTGCCGAAGAAGTTCGCCAGTACGTCGAACAGGACTACGAGAGGATGGAAAGTTTAGCTCGTGGCTACTGGCAATACATTGGAATCAAAGCGGTTGCTACGGTTGGCTTGTCCTTAGACGGTGGGCAAACCTACAAAATCGACAAGCTGACCTCAAGTGGCTTGTGGGGTATTGAATCCGATTCTGATCGTGGCTACCTCACGGAAGTCGAAAACGAACAGCTACAGGAATTGAAAGAATATCTACTCGCCTACGGTTTCGGACGGTCCATCGTGGCGCGGGCTATCAAGGTGTAGGCTTGCCCCTGCCTTCCGTTCACTGGCTGGGGTCCAGCGGACGGAGGGGAGAAGGCAGACTAAAGGGGAAAAGACAATGTGCAATGCAAACGGATGTGAATGGCGGTAAATCATTGTTCTACCCACAATTCGGAAAGCAGGACACGCAGACCGTCGCCGGACGTTAAACGGAGAAATGGAGATAGTCCGATGTCAAAACAATCTGACATTGAGAGACAGCAGGCAATCGAACGGTTACAGCATGTACAAGTCGGGGACACGATATACTTCATTATGTTGCACCGTTCGCGCTCTGGAATGCAGCGCGTGGTTCGTATGATTCACTTCCCTAACAATGATGCATCTGCACCCATGTGGATTTCCTACAACGCCGCGAAAGCTATCGGAGCACGGTACGATAGGAATCGTCAAGGCATCGTGGTCAATGGATGTGGTTTTGACGTGGCGCAGCACATCCTAGAGCAGTTGGAAATGGCACTTTTCGGATGCACGGGAAAGCTGATTCTGCAATTTTCTCGGTGGCTGTAACCTTCGTGCACTCTCTCCCACATCCGGCAATAGCTTGGTGTGGGAGAGAGGATACGAAATTCTAATACGAGGTGCAAAATGTCAAAGCATGTTTTGTGCAAGCTGACGAACCAAGATAATACTACTTACGGCGGCATGAAATGGGGACCGGGCGTAACTCATACCGCACCGGGCACAGGCGATCTGTGCACAAACGGCTGGATACACTACTACTCCCATCCTCTGCTGGCCGTATTGCTAAACCCGATACACGGCGATTTTACACGGCCTAGACTTTGGGCTGTGAAGGTATCGGGCAAGAGGAAGCACGATCACGGCTTGAAATCAGGCGCGGCCAACGTGACAACGGTAAAAGAAATACGTCTACCCGTTGTCACCACAGCACAATGCATCCGTTTTGCCATTCTTTGTGCGCTAAAAGTCTCACACTCAAAAGAGTTTGAGCAATGGGCAAAAAATTGGTTAAACGGAGAGGACCGCAGCGAACAATCGGCGAGGGAGGCGTGGGCGGCAGCAGCGGCGGCGTCGAAGGCGTGGGCGGCAGAGGCGTGGGCGGCGAGGGCGGCGGGGGCGGCGAGGGCGACGGTGGCGGAGGCGAGTGCGGCGGCGGTGGCGTGGGCGGCGTGGGCGGCAAGCCCTAAGCCACTCGATCTAATCGCCCTTGCAATAGAGGCTTGTGTATAACGTACAAAAACTGACCTAGTAGAGTCTTATGAATAAACTTCGCGGTGTTCGGATTTATGACAATGGCGGACCCGATAAGAAAGGCGGAAGTGTCGACAGATACACGGTGTGCTATCGTGAGTGTCACCCGTATGTTGGTATGTGTAGTCACCCTTTTCACCCACAAGGCGTTTGCCAGCATGGGGAACACTGGCAAGCTATTGACCGGCCACGTCACGCGCACTTGGGTAAGCGCATTTCCTTTGATGACCTTCCGGCAGATTGCCAGACGGTTGTGTTACGCGATCTGGAGGACAAATGAACACTATTCGCCTTTACTGTACGGAAACCGGATGGATGGCGCGATACCGTGGCGCGGGAGCCAGCCTAATTCGGGAGTTATTCGGCACCGATACCCTGCCTACCGCATTCACGCGCCAAGCATCCTGGCAAGAAGTCAAAGCCACGATAGAGCATCTTAACCCCGGTTGCCGGGTGGAGGTTCAACTCTAATGGTTACAACCCTGATGCGACGACTGGCAATAATCTTGGTTCTGTTCGCGCTCGCTAGCGGAGCCGCGTACCAGAATGCCCTCGAACACCATGAGCTAATCATGTCTTGGTTTTGGGTCCGCTGTAGTATAGGCGGATTCATTGCAGGAATGGCCTTTGGCGTGCTCACTATTATCCTTGATGTGATCCGTTCGTGGAGGGAATAAATGGATACCCCCACACCCAAAATCGGCGACTATCTGATACCGGATGGCTGGCATGGCATAGGTGAGAACCTGCTTCCCGGTGACGCGCCAGTGGACGCCAGTTATCCAGGGTGTCAATTCCGAATGCCGGTTGCAGTTTTGCTCAAGTTGTGGCCCGTTAACATCACCATTACCGGACGGAAACCAGATCGCAACGGACTGTTTCGTTGCAAGATCGAATGGGTGCACGATGGCGAGGCTTCGGAATTTTCAGGCGGTAAAATCCTAATTCGGAGGTAGTTATGAGCGGACTTAGCACGGAGAAGGGGGATATTTCAATGGAGAAGTCCGAAGTTCTCAAAAGGCTTTGCGCCTCATCTAGCCGGGTCATGCGGGAAGTGTATCACGCGCACTATATTGAATACGTTTTTCGCGCAGCTGAACATTGCAAGCCAACAGCAGAAGCTCAAAAGGCTTTTGATGAGCGAAAGGCCGAGCACCCCAATTGGGTTCAGCCAAACGAAACCCCCACCGGCTTAACCGGCTGGGATGGGCGGACCCTGGACCCCGAAAACATCCAGGTTGCACGTAAATACTGCGAGCCGGGGTACAGTGACCCTGAAAAGGGTATCCTCTTTGCCGACTGGAACGCGGTGTCAAAACGTGTCGGCGCGATCCTTGAAAGGATGGGCTACGCGCTGGAATGGGAGGATGAGTGGACCACATGCGGGTCATGCGGCGGCGCGTTCAGGACTTGCTCCGATAGCTACTCATGGCAGATGGCCGGGGTTATCGAGGATGGCGAGTGTGTCTGTAATAAGTGCCTCGATCCTGAAGAGCATCTGAAAAGACTCGAAAACAATCCTAGGGTTGCCAACACCATCGAAAGTATCAAGCCTGCCGAGTACGGCTATATCCGGCAGGGCGAGTATGAAAACGGTTGGAGTGGCGGAAACGACGATCCGGTCAAGATTTATGAGGCGCTGCGAGCGGAGGGCCACACGCGCATCCTGTTCGATATCAGCGGTGTGGGCCAGTTCGATGTGGCCTTTGACGTGTACGTTCACCCGTGACCGTCCGGAACCGGACGGTCACGATCTACAGAAAGGCGTAGAATTCTATGGCAAACAGTAGCTTTTCTAATCGGTTCAACCTGATGAATACAAAGCAAAAGGCATTCGGCGCGGCCATTGGAATATGCTTTTCAGTATTCTCCAGCGCCGTCGCATGTTTGGCAATTCTGTATGTTGCTGAATTCACGGTAGAAAACTACCGGGCAGGTTTGGCCCTTGTATTGCAAGGGATATAATGCACACGGGAGGGGCTATGGATCAACTTGACAAGATGATAGCATGGGAGCAGGGAGACCTTGACGACGAGGGGACGGTTGAATTGTTCCAAGCGCTGATTGACAATGGCATGGCCTGGACTTTGCAGGGTTGCTCCGGTCGGACGGCAGCGGCTTTGATTGATGCCGGATACTGCCACGCTTAATTTCTTCTGAGGAGGCACCATGATTGTCTACAAACTGACGGATTCCGGGCATTACACGCGCCGTGGCAACACTGGCGAAACCAAGTGGGTTCCTGGGGTTGAAGTGAGAGCAACAGGCAATGGAGCAAGATTGTGCACAAGGGATGTTATCCACGCCTATGCACATCCGTTGCTAGCAGCGTTCCTCAATCCCATACACGCCCGACTGACTAATCCTATTCTTTGGCGCGGAGAGACAACCGCGATTGTTGCCAACGATGGTGTGAAATTAGGCGTCAAGGCGCTCACCCTAACAGAACCCATGCCGTTACCAGTTTTTAGCTCTAGCCAGTTAGCACGAGCCGCAATCCTCATTGCCTTAGAACTGGCCCCTTCGTGGAAAGGCAAGGCTCGTTTTGAGCAATGGGCAAAAAATTGGTTAAACCGCCACGACCGAAGTGAACGGGCGGCGAGGGCGGCGGGGGCGGCGGCGGCGGCGGCGGCGGCGGCAAGGGCGGCGGTGGCAAGGGCGGCGTGGGCGGCGGCGAGGGAGGCGGGGGCGGCGAGGGCGACGGTGGCGGAGGCGTGGGCGGCGGCGGAGGCGTCGGCGGCGGAGGCGGCGGCGAGGACGGCGGAGCGGGCCGCGGAGGCGGCGGCGAGGACGGCGGAGCGGGCCGCGGAGGCGGCGGAGGCGGAGGCGGCGTGGGCGGCGTGGGCGGCGGAGGCGGCGGCGAGGGCGGCGGAGGCGACGGTGGCGGCGGCGTGGGCGTGGGCAGGAACGCCTGAAGAATTTTCCGCCAAGCTAATCAAGATTCTTGAACGTGTACGCGCAGAGGAGAACTAAATGAAAAAGCAACCAACGCAGCAACGACAGCATCCTGACAGTGACGGCACACCGGAAAAGTTCCCGGCCACGCACCCCAAAGACTGCCAGTGTAAGCTCTGCAAGGATATTGAAGAGGATCGGGGGGCTTGATATGACAAATGCAGCCTTAGTTCAAGCAGTCGCCGTGGCAGAAGTGGAAATGTCAAGGCTCCTAGTCAACAGCTGGCAACCGTCGAATGACCAAGAATTCAGGCCATTAGCAATTCAATGTGTATTGACACCACGTAATGAACCTGATGCAGGTCACGCTTAAGCCGTCCGGAAGCGGACGAATTCGTTGCAGAAGGGGGTGGAAGATGGCAAGTGAGATAGCAAAGACATTTGCTGAAGCAGCTTGGTATGCTGGTTGCCTCGCTGAGCGTGGACGATACAGGCCGCTGGTTGAGGCGGTGCTGCCCAAGGATCGATGGACCGCTTCAGATCAGTTTGCAATGCCGAGCCAGACTCAGTGGTTTGAGATCGTGAGGCTGGCCCGCAAGTTAGAGGAGTCCAAATGACCACCTTAACCTGCGCTTGGATCATTTTTTGGTCAGTCATTCTCTCCGTGTCAGCAATACGCTACGAAGGGATGGACAAGTTTAATCCACGGCGACGGCTTACAGGACTCGCCGCTGACGTTGCGGGCTGGTCGTTGCTCGCGGGGATTGCAGGAATCAGTTTAATTAGATAGTCCGGAACCGGACGAAGGAGAGGCCATGAGAAGGAAGATCGGAACAATCGGAGTTGACGCCGGTATCGTTTGGGTGGGCGATCCGTGCTATATTCTGCACAGACAATTGCCCGAAACATTCGGCAAGGATTGGCAAGAATTTTGTGACAACTTGTCGGAAGAAGAGTACACCTCTTTCGGATTCCGTCCTGGCGACGACGGACTAGGTATCTGCGTTCAAACCGCACATGGCGACGGAGAGTATCCGGTATACGCCACCTACAACCATCATGGGCGGATCTCCAAAATAGAAGTAGACTTTGAACAAGACGAGGACGACAATGACTAAGCCTTTGACCAAGTCCCTCGCTCTTGAGCGCCTAACGGCTTTGGCACAACGATTCAAGGTGCCTGTGCCTCGGTTGGAATGGAGCCAGCGAGCACGGTATGGGCAGTACATCCTATCCGAAACCACGGCGCTTAACCCTGTAACCCAAAATCCTGTACCATTAACCCGGATTCGATTGGGAGCAAATCTCACCACCGGCAGCGAAAATGCACTCCTGCATGAATTCGCCCACCATGTAGCCTACACGCGTCACGGCTGGCTTCGTGGTAAAAAAGCGCATGGCGCATTGTACACAGAAATTCTGATCGATGTGGTGCAGGCATGGTACGGCGATCTCGCAAAATATCCCTGGCACCGGGAGTATAAACAGGTGTATGATTACGTTAGATCGCAAGCAAGGAGGGCAGCATGACCGTCTATAAGAAAATCCAAGCTGGCGGTTACGAAGTCGGATTCGAGTACACACGCGCCAACTGCCAAAGCTACCACGAAGAACAGGCTCGGCTACAAGATGAGTTTAAGCATGATTTAGAAGTAGAGTACGCGCTAACCAAGCACCCAAAACGAGACCTGCTGTTTAGTTTGGCATGGTCTATAGGCCACAGTTCCGGATATAGCGAAGTTTGGAACTATTACAACGAAATGGCGGAATTACTCCAGCCATAATACAGACTCGAAGGGGAGGAGGAGAGCATGAGTGAAGTCTACTGTGTGACCTGTCAGCTTTTTGTGTGCGCCGACCCGTTTATCCATTACGGGCACCGCATCGACGAAAGCATTGTCAGATGCGAACACGGATTGCGCTCTGACAGATGCTCTGAGTGCTCGGCGAAGAAACCAACCGACAACGGGGTAGAGGGAGGGGAGCATGAGTGACGAGAAGCACACGCCGGTAAATTGGGAGTACCAAGAGAACGCGGACAAATACACGCATATCATACGAGGCCCGAATAACGAGTTTATTTTGCAACTGCCTCAAGATTCCAGCGGCAAGACTGAAGCACGCGCCCGCCTCATTGTCAAATGCGTAAATGCCCACGACGACCTTCTGGCCGCGTGCAAGGCATTGGCAGAAAGCAACGAGGATTTGGGCATCGTCATTGATAAGGCTAAGGCCGCTATCGAAAAGGCCGAGCCGAAGGAGTAACTCATGCTACGCGCCACGACAGTCTTGCTCCACGAAAAAGATAAGGTTATCCAGCACACGATCATGTCTGACTATCTGACACAATTGCTGGAGCCAGAAACCCTGCGCGAGATACTCAAAACCGCGAAGACCGCGCTGAGCAACCAAGACTACGATGCTATTGCTTTTCGTGGTGTCAGTGGCGCATTGCTAGCTTCACCTCTGTCGATCATGGTCAACAAGCCCTTGATCGTCGTGCGTAAGCCGGGAGAGTCGGCGCACTCCAAGGCCTCCTGCGAAGGATGCGTCACGGCCAAACGGTACATTATCGTGGATGACTTCGTGGCGACTGGAGGAACTTGCAGAGCCATCATCAAGGCAATAAAGGTATTTTCTCCCGATGCACAATTCGTAGGCGTACTGGAAGCACAAAATCTCAGCGTCCCTACAAACAAAAAACTTGTGAAACTTTTGAAACACACGCCTACTTTTTCTATGCTAACCTTTACCAAAGGATTTTAGAATGAGCAACTTACGCGACGTAATCAAAGCTCTACACGAAAGTGGGGCGGTACCTTGGGAACCGGATCGCCAAGAAGCACGAACCCACAACAGGGAAGTTTTGATGTGGACAGTTATCGGGCTGATCGCTTGGGGATTAATTGGCTGGTGGTGCTACTCAATTTCGTGATATAATAAAGTATGGCGTCCGGAACCGGACGGAGGATAACATGACACCGTATCAAAGAATTTGGGCGAAGCTGCTTGACAACTTGGAAATGGATTTGCGTAAACCCAACCGCCCAGTTAGACGCGGGTGCTTGCTACAACGGGCCAGCGCGATAGAGTACGTTTTGTCGCCGGAAAAAACCGTGGGATCATTCGAGTTTGCGTGCTCTGCCATTGGCAGGAATGCCACAGACCATCGCCAGAAGTTGATCGCAAAATTTCAAATACCCGTAGGAGGACGCCATGTTCTACGTACCGCCGCAGGATCGGTTTCCCGCAGCGTTTGACGTTTCGGATATGTTTGGGCTGGAGGTACTGTCCTCAATCGATGGCCAGCCCGACGAGAGCAACAAGAACTGCTTCGCTTTGGGTTGCTATCCGGAACCTGCTGCCGGACTTCGCGGGTGCCAAGTGACGCCATATTTTGCGTCGATGGCAGAACTGGAAGCGTTTTGCCGGAAGCACCTGGAGTTGTTTCGCAGACTGAACGAAGAAACTGAAGAAATCCCTGACGCTACAGGCTGGGACATCTAAAGGAGGAGCGCATGAGTAAGGATCAATTAAAAATCGAAAAAGACATTATGGTGCCCCCACCGAGGCGCAAATGGACACCCATAAGAGAGACGTTTGTTAAGCTTCGGGTTGGGGAATCATTTTTTGTCCCGAATTCCCTGTTCGCTGCACGTGCAATAACAGCACAAAGCACCGCAGCGGTGGCATTGTTTCGCTACCGAGGTCAGTTCAGGTGCAGAACAGTCGACGGTGGCGTAAGGATTTGGAGAACGAGTAACGCGCCTGGACCTGTAAGTGCTTTTGGGGAAGTATAATCGTCCGGAACCGGACAACGGGCGTGTAGCTCAACCGGTAGAGCATCCGGCTTTTAACCGGATGGTAGTGAGTTCGACCCTCGCCACGCCCACCAATTTGAGGAGGAAATGAAATGGCTTGTGTTAGGTGCGGATGCACAAAACCTTGTGGTTGTGATAACTATACTCCAGCGCAGCAAGACACCTGTATGCGCTGTGGATGCACCAAGCCTTGTCGCTGTGATGAATACACGCCAAGGGAAGATGATGATAAGCAAGACCGGTAATGAATGTGCTCGCAGAGCCGCGAAAAGCGGCGACCCTTCTGCGGTGGGCGAAACACGGACGCTGTACACGGACAGCCCCACTTAGCGGACAAGGGCAACGAAGAGCATGTACAGGAAACTCCTGGGTTGAGATACCCACTGCGAGCAACCAGTTATGCCGCCCTACACGTACCCCAAGTACGTGATCTCTTGGGGAGAAGCCAGACATGGCGAGGTTGGAAGTATTTGAAGTCTTGGAAGACAGACTGCGCCGAGAGTACGATCCGCGTCTGCCATTCGTGAAGGATTTTTACGCTTGGGTAGAGTCTCAACAAGCTGATTTTAGAGGCCAGCTCGACGCGATGCGAAAGGAGGGAGTATGACACCACAGGAACGCGAAGACGCCATCATAAAGATTTGGCGAGAAGCAGTTCGACAGTGGCAGGAACACAGTGCCGCCATAGAAAAGGAGAACGACAGCCTCCGCAACCGCATGGCCGAGGCGGTCAAGGAACTAGAGTCTATCAAGGCAGCGGTTGGAAAGGCTATTGACATGGGTCTTGACTATACGTCTGTCATGGCTCATATCCTCGGGCCGATTCAAACTGCACTGACGTGGATCGCCCCAGATGGTGCGGTGGAGAAAATGGAAGTGTGGAGCGATGCGCAGGCAGAGCCACATGACTAAACCCACCATCACCATGAAGTACGAATGCTCTGATTGTGGGTTGACTCATCTGTTCCGGTTCTACTTTGTCGACGGGAAGTGCGTGCTGAAGGTCAAGAAGCTGGTGGGGGAGACCAAGAAGGCGAGGAAGGGGCGCTAGCTCGTGGTCGCCGCCTGATCTACAACGCTTGGAGTAAAATGCGGGCGTTAGTACGCCTAGTAGGTAGACGGGCGGCGATCAGGGGTTAGCGATATGACTAGACCGATTGGAAACTTGCGCAAGAAGCAGCGCCGGTTGTTACGGCAACTGCGTAAGACAATTAAGAACATCGATGCTGTTCTACATTACGGTAGGAGAATGGGAATACCTACACGAGTGAAGGGGGTGGAAAGTGGCGAGTAAACTTGAAGAAAACTTGGCTACACGACTTTTGGCGCTGGGCCGTCGAGAAATGTCTGCTTTGGCGGTTATTGAGGAAACTAAGGCTGACATCGACTCCGCCATCCGCGAAGCCTGCGGGCCACTGGTCGAGGCGGTGCTGGCACAACAGGCGGGGTTCTCAGCCGGGTATGCCAATCCCGGTGAGCAAAAGATACGATGGGCAGAGATCGTGAGGCTGGCCCGCGAGTTGAAGGGGAAATAAAATGGAACGCAGCACCTTGATTCACGTACTGCTTGTTGTGCTAGGCACTTACATTGGTATGGCCGCTGGCTGCTACTTTCTTGCTGAGCAACCTGGAGACTTCCTGCGGAATCTGCGTAAGGTAGTGCAAAAACTAAGCGGAGACAGCCTATGACCTTAGCCAAAAGAAAAACTAAAGCAGTGTTCACCACTTCGACACTCTATCGAGGCAAGGCACTGGTCGTAGAGGCACAGCCATTTTTCTGCACGATCCGACAAAAGGGATCGCGGTTTGCATTTACAGTTCCGTGGGATGCGGTTTACGAGGCAGGGGCTAAGATTGCAGCGAGACTGGAAAGAGAAACTAAATAATCGTCCGGAACCGGACAAAAGGAGAAACTATGAACAACCCTCGAAGAGGCCATTCGTACATCGAATGGATTGGCCTAAGTGCAATGGTGGGTATTGGGCTCTATCTTCTCTTTTGGATAGGCATCGCCGTTAGTATTGTCTGGGCGGCAGCACATTTCATTTTGAAGTATTGGTAGCAGAGCCGCCCAAAAGATCAATAACTTTTGGCCTACGCGGCGGCTTTGCAACCTTTTGCTTTTTGGGTTGACCTATGCCACGAATAATCATGGCCTGCTCAATGGCCCAACGCTTGGTCGCAATATCAGACCGTGGGCTCTCCGCAATCCACGCTAGGACGGTCAACATCCGGCCATTGGTAAACGAACGAGGCTCCATAAAACAAGGTGTGTATGACATTTATTTCTCTTCCAGCTCTCGCAGCTTTCGGTACCATTCGCGGCGAAGTAAAGCATCGACTCGAAGGCCATGCGCGTCTTTATCCGCGATAGCAACAGATATTTGGGCCGAGGTCCAGCCCTCGTCAACTTTGATGCCCATGCGTAATGCTACCCTAAGTAACGCGCTGCGTTCGTCGTCCATTAGTCAGGATAAAACTGTGCGCCGCATTCCGCGCATTTCCATTTTGACAGGTCGTCGTCTTCGTCCAGAAGTGTGTGATACGGCGAGTCGCACACAGGGCAATACGCTGTCACGATGCAATCGCCCGGTCGTTCGAACTGATAGTGGTCGTAGGACAGCGACGGGTCAATTGGGCCGGGAGGGCAAATGGTTACACGAATTGGGGGTTGTCCGGATTCCGGATTGCTCTTGCTCATCTAAAAATTCCATCTCTATTATTATACCACAGATTCTGAAATTTAAAAACTTAAGAGGTAAAAATGACCAAACTCCAACGATCCAAAATGCACAGAATCGAAAAGTGCCTCTATATCCAGCTCAAACGAGGACTAAAAATTCCCGGCTGGACATACGAATACTACGCACTAGCATCCAAGATTCTAGCGCCGACCGTCCGGAAGATGTCGCGGGAAGCCTACTACCGAGCCTACAATGCAACAACGTTCAGACCTTAATCTCGGCAGGTCTATCCGGCATCGGAAGCTTGATGACGCCAGGAAGCTGTCCTGTGGGCATCGCGGGCTTGCTAATCTCGATGGACAGCAACGCCGTAGGGAGATTGTTTTGATCCACGATAGACGTGAGCTTCAAAACCTTAGCGGGGGCGATTTTATCGAAACCGATAGCGAAACCTACGTAATCGCCTTCTTTAACTTCGACGCCGAACGAGTCTCGAAATACCATTTTTGCCTTGACCTCCAGTTGAGTATACTCTATTATACCACAGAATCGGGGAAACGTGGAATTTGCTGAGATCGCCAGAGAAATGGACCTAGACCTGAAAGATGTGATGAGCTTGTACTCGTCCGGAATGCGGAAGCTAAAAATTTCGATGGATCGCTTACGGGAAAGCGACCCTATGCTGTATAATGAAATAAGGAGGATGATTCAAGCGGAACCAGGAAGCCTTACCTGCCCCTTGAATTTAGGGCAGCAAGATTTAGAGCATACTCCGGACGACTACGAAATTGAGTTGCAGTTGTTTTACGACGAATTCTACGCGGAGTAATCGTCCGGAACCGGACAAAAAAAAATGCAAACCAGCCTGCTCTCACAATCCGATATGGCGTCTGTGATCCGCCACCTTCGTTGGGCCGAAGCGCCCAAGGATTACGCCGCCCCCACCAAATTTCCTGATCTCAGCAACGAGAAACGCCTGTCTATCGACTTGGAATCCCACGACCCTGAGCTACAGACTCGTGGCGCGGGGTGGCGGAGAGATGCCTATATTTTAGGCACGTCTGTCACCACAGACTCAGGCTACTCAGAGTATTATCCAATGAGGCACACGCAGGGGCCAAACTGCGACCCTGACAAGGTGATGCGGTGGCTCAAAGACACGCTGTCTCATTACACAGGCACGATTGTCGGAGCAAATCTGCTTTACGATCTCGATGGCCTTCAGGTCGCGGGAATAAAAGCTCCATACGCCACGTTTCAAGATATTCAATTCGCCGAGCCACTACTGGACGAAAATGCAATAAGTTATTCGCTCGATACTCTGGCCAAGAATTACCTCAAACGCACAAAGCTAACCCGTATGCTGGAAAAGCTCTACGGCGAAACTGTGATGAGCAATTTCAGAGAAGTTCATCCAGGGCACGCCTCGCTGTACGCCAAAGAGGACTCGAAATTAGCTTTGGAAATTCTTGATAAGCAATTACCGCGCCTTGCGAGCGAAGAACTTTCGGACCTTTTCGCCCTCGAAAATAGACTGATTCCGATTCTGCTCTACATGAAAGCCAAAGGCGTTCGGGTGGACCTTGAACGGGCCGAGCAAGTTGATAAGATTCTTGCCGCCAAACGCGATGAAGCTCTGCACCGGATGAACAAGATCGCGAGATTTGAGGTAGACCCAAACTCCGGACAGTCGCTAGCAAAAGCGTGTGACCAACTAGGCATCTCGTACCAGCACACTGACAAAGGGAACCCATCGTTCGGCGGATTGTGGCTCAAGGCGCAAACGCACGAATTTTTCGTAGCGCTTCAGGCAGCGAGAAAGTACGAAAAAGCGAGAAATCCTTTCATTACAAATTATATCCTGGGAAGCCACGTCAACGGAAGGATTCACGCAGATTTTCACCCGCTTAGAAATGCTACGAGTGAAGACGACGAACGTGGTACGCGATCAGGCAGATTCTCTAGTTCCCATCCCAACCTTCAAAACATCCCTGAACGAGATGAAGAAATAGGACCGCTCCTTCGTTCTCTGTTTATTCCTGAAGAAGGATGCCAATGGTGGTCAGCTGACTACTCTCAAATCGAATTCCGCCTGCTAGTTCATTTCGCCGTACTCTGTAAGTGTAAAGGTGCTGAAGAGGCTGCTGAGCGCTACCGGAAAGACCCAAAAACTGACTTTCATATCATGGTATCAGAAATTACTGGTCTAGATAGAAAGCCTGCCAAAAACCTTAACTTCGGACTTATTTACAAAATCGGCAAAGATAAGTTTGCTCGCATTTTAAAATTAGCCGACGAAGATGGGAAGGCAACCAAAGAATCAGAAAAGCTTAAAGCAACGTACCACGCAAAGGTACCCTTCATCAAAGGTATTTCCGATCTCGCTACCGGCGTAGCGTCTGAAAAAGGTTTTGTTCGCACACTTCTAGGCAGGCGAAGCAGATTTGTCCTATGGGAACCAGATGAAAAAAACGGGTATCTTACGCCACCGCAACCCCTCGAAACTGCTAGAGCATGGGGAAAACCTATTCGTAGAGCCAAAACCTACAAGGGGCTTAACCGTATTCTGCAAGGCAGTAGCGCCGATATCCTAAAAGTTGCTTTGGTCCAGCTGTGGGACGAGAAAATCATAGGCGAAGGAAGCCCACTTACGTTGTCGCTAACTGTCCACGACGAAAATGACGGAAGCATGGAAGCAGGTGAGCGTGGAGAAAAATACTTAGCGCAAGCCAAAGAAATCATGGAGCAAGCAATTCCTCTACAAGTTCCGGTAATCGTCAACTGCGGACTAGGAAAAAATTGGTCAGAAGCCAAGTAGCATGATATAATAGTAATGGGAGGCTTTATGAAACCGCTTTTTCAAGCATGGCAAGCAGAACTGATAAAGGCTTGGGAAGGAAATGGCGCACTTGAATTCGAAGACGAAGCAAGGTTACAGTTATTTCGTGCCGCCCGCCTCCCCTTCGTTAAACCTTGGGTAGCCGCCATGCCGGACTGTCACACCGGTATTGGAGCCACGATAGGCTCTGTGATACCCACTGTTGGCGCGGTTATACCGGCTGCGGTTGGGGTTGACATAGGCTGTGGAATGTCCGCAATCAGGTTGAGCGCGAGGCGAGACAACTTCTACGACCTTGCTGGTATTCGCAAAGCCATAGAGAAAGCTGTTCCCACTGGCCGCACCAACAACGGTGGTAAAGGTGACCGTGGAGCCTGGGGTGATATACCAGAAATTGTAGATAAGACGTGGGCTACTGCATTCGAGTATCAATACACCGAGCTTTGCCGTAAACACCCAGGAGCACAAAGTAAGAACACCTTTAACCAGCTTGGTACGTTGGGCACCGGCAACCACTTCATTGAACTCTCTGAAGACGAAGAAGGACTTGTTTGGATAGTTCTTCACAGCGGCTCTCGCGGCTTAGGAAACCGTATCGGTACGTACTTCATCAATCTGGCGAAGAGTCTTTGTAGTACGTGGTTCATTAACCTGCCAGACCCTAACCTTGCGTACTTTCCGCAAGGAACGGATGAGTTCAAGGACTATATGGACGCGGTGTGGATGGCGCAAGCCTTTGCCTCTTCCAACAGAGACCTTATGATGGAGGCCGTAGTTAAACTGTTGGGCTGTGAGGTGCACCACGAACCTTTTGTTAACTGCCACCACAACTACGTTGCTTGGGAAAACCACGGCGGAAGAAACATGATGATTACCCGCAAAGGAGCGATTCGCGCCGGTAAAGGGGAAATGGGTATCATCCCCGGCAGCATGGGAGCCAAGACGTACATCGTGCGCGGGCTAGGCAGCGAACACAGCTTTAACTCTGCTTCTCACGGTGCCGGTAGAGCGATGTCCAGAACAAAGGCCAGGGCAACGTTCACCGTGGAGCAACACGCCGCCGCTACTGAAGGTGTTGAGTGCGAAAAAGGTGCGGGAGTGCTCGATGAAACCCCCGGAGCTTACAAGGATATCGACGTTGTGATGGCAGCGCAAGCTGATCTTGTCGAAATAGTCCATACGCTAAAACCCTTCCTCTGCGTAAAAGGACTGGGAGAGGAGCGTAGTTAATGACTGGAAATAATCTACCAGGAATATTCGCCGAAGAATTTGCTAACTCAGACGCCGAACAGCAAGCAGAATTTATAGAGGAAATACTGACAGCGCTGGTTAAGGAGTATGGCCTGCCATCTGAGGCCGAAAAACAACTTGCTCTTGTAGGCGCGATGCTCTCAGACGACGTAAAAAATTTGTTGAAAACGCTGGTACAATAAAATGAAATGGAAAACACCGCAACTCGGCGACATTAAAGAAAAAAGAAAGTTCTTGTGGCTACCTCACGCTTGTTCGGATGGGCAAACAAGGTGGCTGTGTTTTGCTACCAAGGTGTATAGCTTTGAATATACGCCACATTCTCTACCCGTATACCCGTTCATTACACACTACGCATCTTGGGAGCTTAGAGAAACAAAACCATGAACTTCCGCGAATACTCAACTCGCTGGACCGACCAAATCCTGTCGCTCAAGAAACCCGCGACACAGGCCACGATCCAGAGCCATATCCGCTTCCTGAATTTAAAATTTGGCGAGCGAGAAATCGGAACGATCTGCAACAGCGAAGTCCAAGCGTTGCTCTCCGGACTGTCCACCCAAATGTCGGCCAGAACGGTCAAGAATATTTGGGGGACGCTGCGAAATATCTTGGGCCGTGCTCGTCGGGACGGCCTCGTAGCCACCCTGCCTGAGCCGGACCTGCCTCAGATACCACGCCAGAAACAGCCGTGGTTCGAGCCAGAAGCGCTGCGGGCTATAATTGACAAGGCTCCTGATGGACCCGACAAGGTTCTGTGCTGGCTTCTGTCCGAAACAGGAATGCGGATAGGCGAAGCCTTGGGGCTGACCGCTGACAAAATAAACGTCCGGAACCGGACAATCACAGTGGAGAAAAGTGTCTATCGTGGACGTATGCAGGAAACTAAAACAGCAAACTCAGATAGAGTTTTATGCATCTCTACGAAATTTAAAGGTATTCTCACAGACCACCTTGGGCAACGGCAAAAAGGTTTTGTGTTTCAAACTCGCAATCACACCCCAGAGTGGCCTGCCGAGGTTGCTCGAAGGTTAACACCAGTCGTTGAAGCAGCAAATCAAACTTGGGGAGGCTTCCATGCGTTTCGGAGAGCGAATGCCACAATCATGTCAGTTATCGGAGTCCCTGAAAAGATCGCGGCGGTGCGATTGGGCCATGCAGCAAGCGGACTTAGTTTTGGGCTTTACGCCCAGGCCGTTTCTGAGGCCGACCGGGAATGGGCTGAGAAAATTGGGGCAAGCCTCGCGCCGAAGGATCAGACAAGCTTGAAAGAGCAGGCCGTACAAGTTCTGATCCAATTGGAGTACGGCAAGCGGGAATCTCAAGCCAAGGTAGAGGAAACTCTTATTCGATGCCCGCACATTGAAAGCCTCGACGACTTTGTGAGAGAAGCCTTACGATGACCACTATTGACGAACGCCTCGAATACGACGCGCTGGTTCAGAAGGCCAACGCCAATCCAGAAGCCGACTGCATGTACGCGGCCAAGAAAATGCCAACCCCGGCTAGCCGTCTGGCCGTGGCTCTAGCGGATAAGCTTAAACCGTGGCGGATACAGGCCAGTACAATTCACAACCTCGACGAAGCATTTGCCAAGCGCGATGCAGAAGCGCTTCGCGGACAACAGGCCACGATCAATCAACTGGCCACGGCTATTGCAAAAGTCATGCTCGACGAAATTCAAAGAGAGAAAGATTACTCCGAAGGACGGCTACCGGAGTATAGCCTACCGTGGTGGTTTTAGGAGATAAATGACAACAGTCAAAAACGTAGTTGTGAGCGTGCTAATCATAGCCGGTATTTGCACTTCTATATGGATACTAGATTACACTTCGTGGAAAAAGTCAAACGCTACAGCAGTCCCACCTGCACCTGACTACACTGCTGTAATCGCGGTTGCCAAAGTTTTTGGACAAGTTGAGGGGTGCAAGAAAACAGACGCTGGATTTATCGGAATGGTGGCAGAGACAGCGAAGGCTCAGGGATTGTCACCTGCGTTGCTAGCCAGCGTCGTCGCCGTAGAAAGCGCCTGCGATCCACTAGCGATCTCCAGTCGTGGGGCTGTGGGGCTGACTCAAATTCGTCTGGCTGTGTGGAAGGATAAATACGACTTTGGCGGGCGCGACAATCCGTTTAATCCAGCGGATAATCTTCGTGTGGGGTCTACGATCTTGCAGGAGCTGATTAAAGCCAAGGGCGTTAAAGGCGGCGTTCGTGCTTATCAGGGAACTGGAAAAGACTGCCCTACTTGCGACGACAAATACACGAGCAAAATCTTTCAGCTGGCCTCGCAATAACTACCACAGTAAATCAAAAGCACCTTTGCTAGCCAGTCGGTGCATACGCTTTTGCCACTTTTTACCATGCAGCCCTGGACAATTAATATGGGCCATCTCGTGGAGTAGCGTCATACACGCAATAGAGGGCCACTTTCTTAACTCACTGCTGATCTGAATAACAGGAGGGCAGCAAGGAGCTTCTAGTGTACGGCCAATATAGTCGGTTTTCCTAAGCTTATGCGACCAATTAACCGCCGCGTTAACAGACAAGCGATTCTTAAAATACTTTTTGTTGTAGGCGAGATAAAGCTGTTTAAGCGTAGGCTTCTTTTTACGCTTATCAGAATAAGCTCTGTACAAAGAATTTAAATTTGGCATAGGGGCTAGTCCCACCACTCAGTCATATGCCTGCCTAGTATAGAGCCTAGCATTCTACAGTCTTGTTCAAACATATAGCTAGCATGAGGGCCAGCCCTCTTAACAATCTCCTTCGCCGTTGCATCCACGCTGTGCAACCCACAGGCATTATCAAAATAGTTATCGCTTTGCATACGTTTAAGCAAAGCAGCGCACAACTTCATCTGTTTTCCTGCACGATCAGCTCCTGAAACAATCCACCAAGACGTGCTAGCAGACATAAAACGAAGCTTTTTCTCCATCAACAAAGCAAGATATGACCAGTCAATATCGTCGTCAAACCAAATTACAGGAAGCCAGCGAAAAATATTTCTTATCCCATACTTTATGTCATAGTATCCTGCGGATAAATTCATCCACACTGTACGAAAATTCCAACGATATGGGAATCGAAACATAGCCGCTCCTTGTCCGAAACCGGACTACTCGCTCTTAGCATAAGAACTGAGACACCAGATCGCTGCTGCCACTGCCCAAGCAACGGCTGGCCAGTTGTGGTCAACAGCCATGATGGCGGCACTTAGAACAGCAGCTACCAACGCGGGTCTATGCAAGTAATGCTTCATTATTTCCCTCCTGTAAGTTTTTTACAAATCCGGTACAGCACGGCCACCGTTGCTGACAGCGCCACGCCATCTTCAAAGCTGCTATACTGAACCATACCCAAGAGAGCATCAGATACGGCCTGTGCTTTTGCTCCATCTGAATTAAGCAGCATCCCCTTTAAGTACGCTGCGACGACAGCACGGAGACCCCTGGCATCGTTGGCTTTCAACTTACGCAGCAACTCTCTGGTCCTGGGCCAGTCGCCAGCGCCCACCACACGGGCTATGTTGATGTACTGCGGATTGGCGTCAGGGCAAGCTACAGCTTCTTCAGGTGACAAGCCTGCAATCCTTCGTTCGCAAGCCATTATAATTTCGCGTGGAGCACGCAAATCCGATAGGTCTACCGCACGCAAAAAATCTCCCAAAAGAAGTTCTCTCTGGCCTGTGTAAGACGCAACCCATTTAAGAAACGAGTGCACAAGATCGTCCGGAAGCGGACAAAGTTCATAGGCCAAGCACCGGTCTCTAAGCGCCTTGATGAGCTTGGTCGGTTCCGTAGTACAAAAAATAAAGACCGTACTCCCCGCTGTGTCTTCTAACGGCTTGAGCAAAGCCTGCTGTGCGGGGTCCGTTAGTTTTTGGGCTTCATCGAGAATAAACACACGTCGTTCGTGCGTCAGCGATGAATACTCACAAACCGCCGCCAGTTCTCTCGCGGTATCTACCCCTGTAAAATCCGCGCTATTCATTTCGTGAATTTCGGCCTTCAGTTCCGCCGCGATAATCCTAGCCAGCGTTGTTTTTCCGCACCCCGGAGGGCCGTGTAGCAAAAAGGCCGCAGGAATGCGACCGGACGCAAGCTGGGACTGTATCGCGGCCACGGCAGACTCGCAGCCGATCATTTCCTCAAACCGAGTAGGGCGCAACGACACAGAAAGAGTTGGCATTACTTTTTCTTCCCCTCCAAAATATCCATTAGCTCGTTGCCAGTGAACCGTTTAATTCTGGTGCCGTACTTAACCACAAGCACTTCATCGTCCACCCGTACAGGATCACACAGCACTTCCCCACGCACGCCTTCTGGACGACAACCGGTCAATACTTCTCTACCACGACGAACAGAAATTTCCAGCGTCCACGGAACCGGAGCTGTAAAATATCCCTCGTTGTCCTGCCCAAACATTTTTTGAACGCGGGCCATCGCAAAAGCCAGTGCTGCAAGAATTCCTCGTCTAGTCATAAACCCTCACTTGTCTTTCTCAAGAAAACAGTTGGATACAATTTTAAGATGCAGTCTCCCCAAATTCCGAACCTCACGCTCCTTAACAGGACGAATTACGATACCTTCTCGCAGATGCTTCGCACCCGGCACCAGCGAGGGGCCATCGGCTAAGGCCGCGAGATCGCTGTAGGAGAACGGCCCCGGATTGACCAGTATCGGCACAACTTGCGCTACTCCGCACTCTTGGGGGCGCAGCCACGCACCGTCAGGAGACAGCACATCGAAAGCAAAAAATCCTGGCCGTTCTTTCGTGTAGCCATACGTCAAAGTCTGCGTCGGTACCACCTCGCCATAGAGCGTATACCCAGGATGGTCTCGGCACCACCGCTCAATCCAGGGATTAACCGCGACAGCTCGCCGCCAGATGGAGTCTGACTTCTCAGACTTCCACAGCTTACGCGACCCAACATAAAACTTTTTCCCATCGAACAGGCACCGCATATTCGAGCCGTGAATTTTTTCCGTTACGATAACTGATTCTCCCGGCACAAAGGCATCCTTGTAATTCTTCAGCGCCTCAACGTCGTACACAGGGGGAGGGTTCTTGGGGCCGCGTTCGTTCTCGCCGCCAGTGGGCCAATTAGAATCAATTCCCAATTTGAAAAGCAGAAAGTACCACCAGCCGCGAAGAGAACGAGGCCAGCGCCTGAACTGTTCCTTTCGCTGAACCTCACCGGGCTCAGGCGGATCGTAATGCGTGACGCCGAGAATCTCGGCTACGTCGTCGCCTTCGTGCACTAAATGAAATTTACCGTCTAGCCCCGTGGCCATCCAAGTGTCAACCGCATAAACTTTAATAGAGTCAGGAAAAGCTAACCTAGCGATCCCTCGCTCAAGAGAAAGCAAAAGTCCTTCGCTCCACTCTTTTCTAAATCGCCGCACCGTTATGCGCCGGTACTTGTCCGGAACCGGACAGCCAGGAGCAACCCGATCCTTCCAGAGAAAAGAATAAGCATCCTGTTCAGGAACCACGCTATCGGGCTGGATAAAAACGGCCAAATCGTCCGTTTTAAAATCCCCCAACTTCACCACAACCTGATACCCACCGAACCTAACGATGCCCAAAGAATCCGCATTTGGATGTTTTTCGATCTCAGGAATACGAACGATATTGACCTGATGGTTGCTCTTTGCCGTCACCGGACCCTCCTTGATGGTTTCTTTCCTTCTGGAAGTAGTCTAAACTCAGTACTTGTTACGACTTCTGGGAAGCGAAGCTTTGCCTCTTCTTTTGTTAGGCACCAATCATTGGCGTGAAATGTGGCGATCAAATTCCACTTCCTCACAGGAGACGGTGCGATTTCGTTGGGAAAGCCGTAATCCACGAGTAGCCATACACACCAGTTAGTCTTATGCCTCATGCATCACCTCAATACCATTATAGCACATCTTTTTCTTGATTTTTTTCTGCCAGCACTAAAAAATCAGAAAATTCCGTGCTATAATTGAATAGGGAGGCAATCATGACGGAATGGAACCCTACACAAGACGAGCTGGACGCCCTTCGTAAAGAGTATGCCAGTGGCGCGACCATCGAGCAATTCAAGCTCTGGATCGCTATGTGCAAGCATCGACGGCTACAACCGGTCACTGATATCGTTCTTCAGGTACGCAAGGTCAGCGAATATGACCCTGACGTTCGGGCGAAAATCTTTAAGTCTAAGGCTATTTATATCACCACGATAGGGGCATTGAGACGCCTCGCGGAAAGAACAGGAAAATACGGCGGAGTACTGCCAGCCGAATGGGTCTACCTCGATAAAGAAAACAACCCAACCATTACGTCGCCACTCCCTCTGCCGGACCCCAACGACCCTAAAAAAATTAGGGAGCCATACGCGGCCATCGCTCGTGTAATCCGAAAGGATTTTGAAAAACCGATTCAAGGTATAGCCCGATTTCGGGCATACTGTCAGACCTACCGCGACAAAGAGGGTGTAGAGCGGCTCAATCAGACATGGGCGAATAGAGGCCCAGAGCAGCTATTCAAATGTTCTGAGGCGGATGCTTACCGTCGCGCCTATCCAGAAGAAACCGCAGGATTTTACCTCGAAGAAGAAATTAGAGACGAGAACGAACAGAAGGAACAAGCACCGCCAGCACCTTCCCAACCAGCGCCTACGCCCACCGCCACCCCGGCTCCGGTTAATCAAGAAGTGGCGCAGGGCACTGACGCGCCAAGGCCCGAAAAAGAACAGCCAACAACCAATCCGGAACCGGACAAGCCTAAGACAGAGCCAACCGAGACAAAGCCAGAGGAGCCACCGCAGGAGGCATCTCCGGAAATATCAGACAAGCTCAAGAAATTGAAGAAAGAATTTGAGCCTGCCGCAGAAAAAGTTCAATACGGGAACGATCCACTGCCAGACAGTACGCAGAAAAAGGACTTTACGTCCACTTTGCTAACCTACATCAAAAAGTACAGTCTCGACAAGAACAAGGTGCGAGTTGTGGTTTGTAACATCGGAGAAGTTACGGACGTAAAGAAGCTCTCAATCGCAGGATGGAAAAAGGTTCTAGAAAAATTTGCCGCCGCTGACACGAACGGTGAAGCCGCAATTAAATGCCTGATGGACAAGGAGGAAAAGAATGGCTAGCATTGACATAGCTGTACGCTGTAGTGATTGTGGAAAAGAGTTGGACTGCTCAGAAGACTACGGGCGTAGTGAATTTGTTTTGGAAGTTGACCCCTGCTCAAAATGTTTAGAAGACGCTATACAAGACAGTTTCGACGAAGAAAAAGAAGAAGGACTTACAGAAGGTCGAGAAGAAAAGGAGAAAGAATGAAAAAACTAGAACTTACTGAAGCAGAACAGGGAAAAGCTATCCGTCAAGCCGAGTCTCTAACTGTGCTTCTACGATCAGTTAAAACGCGTTGGACTTGGAGGAACGGAGGTTGGGAAACCACCCTTAATCTAAAACTTAACAAAGCCATGCTGTCCTTGCAAAAAGAAATGGACGGCTGGATATTTAAACCACTAAAGGAGAAAGAATGAACTCAGTAGTCGTAGTTGGAAACGTAGGAGCCGAACCAGAAATCCGAGCCACAAGCAATGGTGCAAAGGTAGCCAGCTTCCGTATCGCTGTAAATCGAGGCTTCGGCGACAGCAAGAAAACCAGCTGGTTCAACGTCACAGCTTGGCGAGCACTGGCCGACCAAGCCGAGAATCTTCATAAGGGAGACAGGCTGCATCTATCCGGCTATCTCCAATCCCGCGATTGGGAAGACAAGTCTGGAGTCAAACGAACGACAGTAGAGATCGTAGCACAGGCTTTTGAAATTCAGCCTAAGCGCGACGACGAAAAACCAAAGCAGAGTCCGGAACCGGACAGCCAAATTGACGACGATTCAGTTCCTTTTTGATGCGCTATGCTTCTGAATGAAGAACAACTTGCCGCTGTTAACACCCGAGAAGGCGCATGGTGCGTGGTGGCCGGACCCGGCGCTGGGAAAACCCGTGTGCTTGTGGAGCGCTATAAAAAGTTAATCGCCGAGGGCATACCCGAAGAAGAAATCCTTGCCTTAACTTTCAGCAATAAAGCCGCAGCAGAGATGCGGGAGCGGGCTACAGGGAAAAGTATCTCTAAACTCGGAAATAGTTTATCCACCGGAAAACCACGCGGTTTTATGACCTTCCATGCTTTCGCCCTGGCCTTTATTAACCGGGAAAAAAAGTGCCTGCCATTCAAGCTAGCGGAGAACACGCTGTTTGCTGTAATCCAAGACGGCGAGCACGAAAAAATAATCTGGCCGTCAAATTTATCACACAAGATTATCCGCAAGTATCCGGGGATGAAGTATAAAGACTTTGCTTCGTTTGTGTCACTGCAAAAACGAAGCAGTATTACAGCCGACACAGCCATCGCTCAAGCGGTCGACCTTCGCCGAAAAGATTTAGCCACCGCTTACAAGAGTTATACTGATGAGTGCCAACAGTTGGGCATACTCGACTTCGACGATCTTCTGACGCTGACCAAGCACTTGCTGCGTTCCAACTCAGCGATCCGAGAAAAATATTCGTACCTCTACGTGATGACTGACGAGTTTCAAGATACCGATTTCATACAACTCACTATTCTGAAAAGCCTAGTCAAAAAACACGGCAACGTATTTTGTGTCGGAGATGGGAACCAGAACATCTATGAGTGGCGGGGCACCTGCCCCGAAATAATCTTGAACTTTAAAACTCACTTTCCAGGGGCCAAAACGCTCTATCTCGGCACCAACTATAGGTCCACAAAATCCATCGTGGAAGCGTGCCGAAAAACCGCGCCTGTGCAAAATGAGCTTATTGCACGTTTTAATACACCTAATGCGCAAGGGGAATCGCCAATAATAAGAGGCTACGCCTCAACCTTTGACGAGGCCGGAAATATTGTTGGCAAAGCAAATCCCTATAAAAGCACCACCGCCATCTTAAGCCGAACCAATGCGTATCTAGCACTATTCGAAGACATGTGCTATGACTTAGGCCAAAATTATTACAACTTGGGAAATAGCGGATTTTGGTGCCAGCCAGAAATTAAAGGAGCACTTCAACGATTCAAACGCTACGCTCCCACCGTGCCAATAGAAAAAGTCATAGAAGACCTTGGACGCCTTCGGCAGCAGTATCTCGAAGAAGAATCTACTAGCGACAACGACTCATCATCCAATATCGGGGCACTAGCAAAAATTGCCGTCCGGTTCCGGACAGTCAAAGAGTTTTTAGACTACGCCCGCAGAGCCAGCCATTCTTCCAAAAAGCGGGACGGGGCTATCGCGTTGGGGACCGTACATGCCGCCAAGGGTCTGGAATTCGATAACGTCTTTGTCGTAGGGATTCACGACGGTCAGTTCCCGCACAAGCAAGCATCGAACTATGAGGAGGAACGGAGGATTTTCTTCGTAGCGGTCAGCCGAGCGGCGCAGCGCCTGCACCTAAGTTACGTCGGTGCACCGAGTCCATTTTTACAAGTTCTCAATGAGCCCACAGCATAAATTTTGGATTGCCGCGAAAGTCGTGGCGAAAAGCCGAGCGCCTAGCACCAGACAATTAGCTTTATTTTTGCTCCTGGCGCTCACTGTGCTATTTTTCGTGATAAAATAAGAGGTGCGTATGGACGAACATCGTCGGATGGAAATCTACACCGAATTGCACAAAGACTTCGAAAATATTAATCGATCTCTGAATATTTACGGAAAAACAGAACTGGACGACTTACTGTGGAAGTTGTCAAAGAGAGTTGCAGAGTTGTCTCTGTTGCACACGCTAGTTAATGCTACGGATCGCCATCCACTGGACATGGATTAATAGGAGAAACAATGGCCATACTCTACACAAACTACAAAGGCAAGCCGGTAACTGCGCACAGTTATTCTGCCGGTGCAGACTTCCATAAGTGTAAAAAATACTACCAGTTAAAACGTATCAAGGGCTGGCGAACGAAAGAAGATAAAGCCTCGATGCGCTTTGGTACCGCCCTGGAATCAGCCATCCAATATTTTCACTCAAACGAACTTCGCCCTGGTGCAACCGCCGAGGAATTTATCCGACTTTGGACGAAGGTCAGGGAAATCCCCAATCTAGTCTACACAGACAAAGAAGGCTCGTGGGAAGCGATGCTACAGATGGGCACGGAGATGGCTAAGCTCTACGAAGTAAAGCTGCCGAACTTACCGATCCGAAACCCGAAATTCCAGCTCAACTACCGCAAGCCCCTGTATCCAGGAACGTACCTCGACGGACTTGAAGTTACAGCCTACGTAGACATGCTAGTTCCAGAGCCAGCCCTGCTCATCGACATCAAGACCACCGGAGCTTCCTTCGACACTACACCGGGAATTATGGCACTGGACCCTCAGTTGCGTATGTACTCGTGGCTTAGCGGGGTACCTAACGTCGCATTTATGACGTTTGTAAAAGTTACTCTGTCGCCGTATAAAAAAGGAGACGCGGTAACTCTAATTCACGATGGGGGAAGTGGCGACGAGCTAGTTGTTGCAATTAATGATACAGAAAAAAATTTGGTATGGGCACTTACGCCCGACAACTACACCGAATTTGACGCAGCAACCAAAGGTGTCAAAGGCAAGGCTCTGGATGCTATAAAGAACTCAGTACAAGAAAAATTTGAAGCTGTCAGCCTAGACTACTCGTGGATTACCAAACAGCGCCTGCAATTTCTCCAATCCACGATCAGTGAAGAAGATCGTCGAGAAACAGGGGAAGAAGTTGGCCGTCAAGTCGCAGAGATTTACAGCCACAACGAAAAAAACTACTGGCCCAAACAACCAGGCGTAAGATTTCCCGACACCAAATGTGCTATGTGTGACATGCTACCAATTTGCCTTGACAACAAAAAGCAAATCGAAGAGACTCTGGTTCAGCTTCGTCCGGAACCGGACAAGGCCAACGAGAAAGACTGGTTGGAAGAACTTGTGGAGGACTAGTTGAAGTATCTAGCAATAAAAAATTGGAACAAATTTCAGTGCCTCCAGCACAAGCGGTCAGCTCCTTGGTGTAAACTTTACCCCGCCCTTCTCTTTGACCGAGAGTTTAGGTCTTGGGGTAATTTCCGAAGAGGCGTGTGGATGAGCCTGATAATGCTCAGAACCCACCTTGGACACAACCTAGACAATGACCAGACCCTGCTCTGGAACCTTACTGGAACCCGACTAGAAGAGGCCCAGAACTTTGCTAGAGCTATCCGAGACCTGATTAAGAAGGGTTTCTTAATCCCAACAAATCAACAAGTTGGGTACGAAAATTCCGGAACGGCTCCGGAAGAAGTCCTTCCTAGAGTAGAGGAGAGTAGAGTAGAGGAGAGTAGAGTAGAGAGACTCCGGACTCCGGAGGAAGAGGAGAGTGAAATGCCACCCCTTGCAAAAACAATTCAAGCAGAGTGTATAAAACTTTTGGGCATCCACGACAGGCTATTCGACGATACAAAAGAATCTCTTAAAATGCTCGCTAATGCTTACGGCAAGGAATCCGTAATCGACGCCTTTCGTAGCTGGGCTGAGTCTGTCGCTGTCTATCCGCCCAATTATCCGATCAGCGTTTTCATCAAGTACGCACCTGAAATTTTGCGCTGCGAAGTAGTTCTCAAGCCAGACCCTGTGCTCACTTCGTTGTGCGATTGGGTGGCGGGTCTCACACAAAACGAAATGATTTTTAATCCAACGCAAAAAGCAGTTGTGAAAAAACTAGTTGAAGAATTTACAGAGCCAGTTGTTCGACTGGCAGTGCGCCAATTTTATTCGGACAAAGTGACCGACGATTACAGTCGGAAGTTCGCTGTTCGCAATTTTCTTGAACAGGCTGACACGTACTGCCGAGGAATCGTCCGGAATCGGGAACGCGACAAAGCTATCGCCGACTTCAACGAAAAAGAACGGACTCGCCAGCAGGCGGAAGTTGACCAGGAACTCGCAAATCGTGTTGAGGAACAGTTCGAGGAAGAACTGTAATACACCGCCCTGTTGAGCGGCGGGCCGTGCTGCAACGTTTGATAGGAGACTAATGGCTGACAGGCACACCAACGATCTCGACGCGCTAAAGAGCCACCAGGACGTAATTCGCTTGTATCAGAACTACGTGCCCTTGCGGAAGGAGAATGGCGGCTTTGCAACAAAATGTCCTTTTCATGCCGACGACACGCCTAGTTTAAAGCTGAAACTAAAAGACGGTTGCTGGCTTTGGTTCTGCCACGGAGCCTGTCACGAAGGCGGCACGATCATTGATTTCGTCAAAAAGATTGAAAACACGGATGTTAAGTCAGCGATCAAGAGAATTAAATCGTTCATCGACGGATCGTGGAGTCAAGTTAAGTCCGACGTGGACAAGGTTTTCCACAGCGTTAATGAAGAAACGGACAAAAAGTCGTACAGCCTGGATCAGTATGCAAAGCTTGAACTGGCGCTAGATCGATCAAAAGAGGCCAAAGAATTTTTGGAAAGTCGAGGGATCAGTTTTGAAACTGCCAAAAAATGTCATCTTGGATTTAAACAAGGGATCAGTAGTGGTTCAGAAGTTTGTAAAAATGGAGGATGGTTGGTGTTCCCTTGTGTCAAGGGAGACCAAGTTGTTTCCATCAAATACCGTTCCATCCTTGCCAAAGAATTTTCTCGCCAGCCTGGAATGACTACTTCGCTGTTTAATACCGAGTCAATCGATTTTTTGGAGCCTATTTTTGTGACAGAGGGGGAGCTGGATGCCCTCGTTTTGGAACAGGCTGGCTACCACGCTGTCTCGCTGCCTTCGGCGATCAAAACTCTGACCCCAGAAATGCGCGACGAGTTGAAGCAGGCAGAGTCAATTATCCTCGCTGGAGACACTGACTCGGTTGGCGACGAAGCTATGCGGAAGCTTTGGGCCGAGTTGGGCGAACGGACTTTTATGCTCAAGTGGCCTGCTGGAATGAAGGACGCCAACCAAACGTTTTTAGAACATTGTGAGAAGGACGCTGTACGGTTCCGGACACTGGTGGACGAGCTGACACAAGCAGCGAAATCGCAGCCAATACCAAATTTTTATGACTTATCTCAACTCCTTGGCACCTCTACGCGCACTGATTTGGCGAATCATCCCAATCGTTTCAGATTCCCTTGGAAGTCAGTCGACGAGATGGCGGTGCTTTTACCCGGAAGCGTCATAGCTGTGAGTAGCACCAACACCAAGCAGGGCAAGAGTGTGTGGGTTATCAACGCCACCATAGAAGCAGCACGTAAAGATCATGAAGTCGTAGTAAACTATCAGTGCGAGTTATCGGGCGAAGAATTTGCCAACATCGTGGCGTCCTACCTGACTAAACAAGACAGGAATTATTTGACCGCAGAAGGCTACCAGAAAGCGAAGCAGCTTATGCAAGGCGTGAGTTATTATTTTGGACGTGACGAAACCTTGTCCCAAATAATGCCTGTTCTTGACCTCATCGAAAAAGCTATCAAGCGCTTTGGGGCCACGGTCGTTGTGCTGGACCACGTTCACTTCCTGTGCCGAAACGAGCAGGACGAAATTAAAGTTCAGGCCAACGCCTCACAGCGCATCAAGCGCATGGCACAGCAGTATGGCGTGAAATTTATCGTTGTCATGCAGCCACGCAAAGCCAAGCAAGATAGCCGTGGCAAGAATATTCACATTACGGATATGAAGGGCTCGGAAGCGTTCACCTCGGACGCGGACGCTATTTTCGCCCTGCACCGCAATTGGCTTCAAGCTAAAGACCCAGATAACCCACCCCGCGATGACTACGACCCGATCACCGAAGTCAATCTTCTCGGTGCTAGGGCCAAGGGGCCTGGGGCTACCCTAGCCAAGCTCATGTACGAAGGCGAAACCGCCACTTTCAGGGAAATATCTTATGCCGAAACACCGGCAGGAATTTTGTAAAATTCGTTCGTATCGTGGATTTTCTGTGGTATAATGGGTATAGCGATTCCCGATGGGACGCTAAATGCGGGGGCTGTACTAGCAGGGGCAGTCGATGTTGGATTAAGAATCCACCTACGATGCCCCTTCCCGCTTAAGAGGAGATTAAAATGAAAAAGTTTTTTCCGGTACTTTTTTTGTTTGCTGCTTTGTTCACTGGTTGCGGGTGGGTAGCTCCGGACGCGGGGCACGAAATTGTGCTCGTTGCCAAACCTTTTATTTTTGGACATGGGGGCGTAATTGACGAGCCAGTAAAAACTGGTTTAACTTTCACAGCGCTCACCACCGATGGCGTGGATGTTTACATGCAGCCTAAGAAATACGACATGGAACTTCCGGATATGATGACCAGCGACGGGGTTCCTATCACTTTTCACGCCATTATGGTGCTCCAAGTCACGAACTCTACAACGCTTATTAAAACTTTTGGACCTGACTGGTATAAAAATAACCTAGAGGAACAATTTAAATCGATGGTTCGACAAGCTGTAAGAAAGCGTGGAATGAACGAAACAGCGATCAGTACAACTGCTCTCGACGCGATAGACGCCGAGATAAGAGATACTTTGATTAGCTTCTTGGAAGCCAAGCGTCTTCCTGTTCGACTTGTTACGATGACTGTAGGCCGTGCCAATCCTCCAGATGCAATTAAGCATCAACGGATAGAAACGGCCACGCAAGAGCAGCGTGTTAACACTGAAAAGCAAAGAAAACTTGCCGAGGATCAGAGACTGCTCGCTGAACAAAGTAGGGCCAATGCAGATAACGCTTATAGGGAATCTATGCACCTTTCCCCAGAGCAATTTATTCAGCTTAAGACTATTGAAATGCAGAACGATGTTTGTGGAGAAAAAGGAAAAGCTACCTGTACGTTTCTTCAAAATGGGGTAGCACCTGTCTACAACCTGAGTAGGTGACATGAGCAAAGACGCCAAGCTTTACAAAGAATACCGGCGAATTAAGAAGGCAGCGAATATGCCCCTGCCGGGGACAATCTATGTGGCCTCTGACCGGAAATACGAAGTTCAAGCCGACGGAAGTTGGAAGCTGATAAAGGGGTCGAAAACAAGGTGAAGCTTACCCTAGAATCTTCGGAACTGAAAAAAATCGCCCGCGCTTTCTCACCGGTTATCGGTTACAGTACACTTAGCGGCGATGCTCTTACCTTTGAGCCTCAAGCCGGACGCTTCAACCTGTCAGATATGGGGCTAGGCATCACTGTTTATCGTCCTGATATCGTAGATATGAAGCTGGACGAACCAACTGTATCGTTCAGCGCCACAAAGTTTGCTAGTGTGGCTGGTGTGCTGCACGGTGATGCGGAGTTTGAGTTTGGGGCTGGTGGGATAACCCTTCGCTCAGGATTAACTCGGTATAGTCTTCCCTACAGTGACAGAGCGTCGGCCCCTGTAGAAGTCGATGGTCGAGAAAGTACAGCGAATTTTGAAGCATCGGCGCTATCAAGTGTTCTGAATCAAGCAAAAACAGTTTTTATCGGCGGGGTGTTCTATACAGTCGTAAAGCTAGAAGCAACCGGCGAACTTCTTCGCGCCGTAGCTACCGATGGGGTCCGGCTTATCGTCGCCGAGACGCCAGCAAGGTCCAGGCCCCTTGATATTCTTATATCGCAGCGAGCGGTCGACGCAATCCTAAATCTTCCCGGCGAGATTATAAGTGTCTCATGCACGCCGACCACAAATTTATTTGTAAGCGACGGGGTGGCTATTGTGGACAGCAAAACCAGCGCCAAATTTCCGAACTGCTCGGCTTACGTCAAGGGCGTGAAACCCACCAGTACCTATGTCGTTGAAGCGGAGAAAATGCACGACGCCCTGGCGCGTTTAGCCCCCATGATCGATGAAAAGAATGCCACGATTACGGTTGTGTTCGGTTCCGGACAATGCAGGTTGTCGACACTAGCCAACGACGCCGAAGATGCTGTGCCGCTTATTTCGGACAGCACAGATGCTCTAGACGACTTTTTGTCCGAACCGGATCAGCAGGTAACTTTGAAGCTCAAGTATAAATATTTGACCAGCTTTTTCAAATTGATGAAAGGCCATGTTATAATAGGTGTGGAGTCACCTAGCAAGCCTGTAATGTTTGAGGCAGGCACCACAAAATTAATCATGGCTCCGGTGGTAAAATGACCGTAGAAATAGAGCGTTTTACAGACGACGATAAAATAAGGGCTCGTGAACTTCAGAAGCACATCGACAAAACGCTGTCGCTGATTGAAGATGGGCACAAGGAATATATTCAAGGAATCGCCCGCTTGGGCACCTATCTGCTTGAGGTACGCAGCAAGAAGTTCTGGCTCCTGTGGGTATCGGAAGAAGGGGAACCACACAGTTCATTTGGCGGGTATTTGAAATCAATCCAGAACCGAGTTGATAAAGGCAGAACTCAACTGTATCAAACGATCTCTGTCGCCGAGCGCCTGCTGCCCCAAGTATCCGAAAATGATATTGAACTGATGGGCATCACCAAAGCGAGCGTGCTGGCGCAGCGAGTAAAGCAAACCGGTAAGTTAACTCCCAGGCTGATCGCCACGGCCACCGACCCGCATGTCACTATCGAAGAACTGCGGGGAGAGGTTTTGGCCGGTAAGGAGCCGGTTGCTGCGGACAAAGAAAAATATCACGACCTCGGAGGGTTCTACGCCACTGACGATGAATGGACAGAGGTTCAACGCGGCTTCGAGATCGCTCGTCGAAGTGATCCTCCGGTACAGCCAAATTGGCCGGAATCCGTACAAAAGAAAGTTATCATCTTAAAGCTGGTTCAAGAGTTTTTGGCAGGGCACGAAGCGGAAGTGGTTGGGCAAAGATAATAGGAGCCCACATCGCTTACGTCGAACTCGATGGTATCAAGCCAATCCGTATCTTCCGCAGTCGTGGCGCGGCGATGGCTTTCGACGGAACAATCAGCGTCATGGCTAGAAAGGACGCGGTTGACGCGATTCGTCGTCAGGTCTATGAAAAGTCTGGAGGCAGATGTCGAGATTGCGGCGCTGTAATTGGTTGGGACTTCCATATGCACGAGATAGTCCCTAGAGGGAACCGAGGCGAAATAAGCACTACTAATTCGGCAGCTATTTGCGCGGCGTGTCACATTCTACGCGATGGCTCGGCACACGGAAATCGGAAGCCACAGTTTGGAGGGGCGAAATGAAAATCGTCGTAAACAAGTGCTTTGGCGGATTCGGGTTGAGTTATGAAGCTGTAATGCTTTACGCTAAGCTGAAAAAGATGAAGCTTTACGCTTTTACAGACTTCAGAGACACGCAAGGTAAACTGGATTTTAACAAGAAAATTCCCTATAACGGAACAGGGAACAAACCGTTTGTTGTCCACTACTGCACAGCCCCTCTTAAAAAAGGAAAACTTGACAGTCAAAAGTATTTTAGTGATCGGGATATTGCTCGTGATGATCCAATCCTGGTGAAAGTAGTCGAAAAACTTGGAGATAAGGCATCAGGTACCGTCGCTAAATTACGTGTTATAGAGATTCCAGATGGAGTGCAATGGGAAATTGATGACTACGACGGCAATGAGACTATTAGCGAAATCCACAGGAGTTGGTAATGACCGGTGAAGAAATTACAAAAAGTCTAGCCCTCGTAGCGGCTTGGAAACACGAGCATCACAACGGTGTTAACGGTATGCTGGCTGTGTTATTGGTACTACGCAATCGGGTTAATGAGGGATGGTTTAATGGGGATTGGATGCAGAATATTGGTTCTCTTCTACGGCACACTTGGGACTCTCCGACCATTGAAGGAGAAAGCGATCTTCCCGATGTGCGCGAACCAAACTTCATAAAACTCATACAGTACATCGACGGAATCTTTGATGGAACGCAGCCTGACAGCCTCACGGATGGCTCGCTGTATTTCCGTCCCACGGGTAGTCAGGACACGCAAGACCTGTGGGTTCCTGCTGCGGTGATTGGATCGACGACGTACTACAAGGTAAGGAAGTAACTATGCTTGGATCACTTAAAGCATTCACTAGAAATTTAAAAGACTGCATTAGTTTTTATCGGTCTTTTGCCTTTCTCCAGCAGCAGCACTGTTCAGTACACTTTTTTACTAATGGAGTTGTAATATTTTCGCACCCAGGCAAGGCAAAAAATTGTTTTTATATTTATGGTAAAACGTTTAAAGATGCACTGGCAGCGGCTAAAGCTTCGGTCAAGTAGGATAATAATATGGAAGAATGTCCTGTGTGTAATTCGACAAAGCATGTACAAAAAGTTATCTACAACCGGACAAAGGAGACATGCGACGATGAAAACTTCTGATGCCGTTAAAGTCTTCCAACTGAATGACTACGATTGGTGGGCTGGAGCCACGTTGGAGAGCGTGAAGGCTAGCTATCTTGAATGGACTGGCGTCTCAGAAGCGGAAGCCTTCGATAATCCGCAAGAACTGACTGACAAGGAAATGTCGACTTTGCGGTTTCGGGAGGAAGACGAGGATTGCCTGCCCGGCCAAGAAGCAAAGACCTTTCGCCAACGCCTAAACGAAATGGTTGCAGCAGGCGACGAATTTCCCTGCTTTTTTGCGTCAACGGAGTGGTAGTACGAAGATAGTCGACGAGGAGGAACTATGCCGCTTTACGAGTACAAGTGCCCGGTGTGCAAATATCAATTCGACTATCTGTCCCCAACCATCAATGACGCTTCACGTCCGTGCCCTAAGTGTGGACAACCTTCGCCAAAGATATTCAGCATTCCTTCAAAATTTCAATGGGGGTTCAGCCGGTCGCTGACAAAATAATGATGCTAACTACCTTGGCTCCAGCTATCCTGTTTGTGCTCGTAGTTTTTGCCCTGGTGTATCTCGTAGTTCGAATACGAGAAGAGCAGGCAAAGTATGCCTTGCTCGACGAAAAGTACAACGACGCCATGACCCAAGCGATGACCGCAGAAGGTGAACTTCGCTTGAAAGAAGAAGCGTACACTGCAATAAAAAATGTTATCAGCTCGTTTTCAAGTAAGCCGGTCATGGCGATGCTCAACGAAGAACAACTCATGTTCCTGTCGCAGAATATTGTCAAAGGACTGGCAACGCAATCGAAAAGTATACTCAACTAATATGGACGACGAACAGAAAAAGAAGCGAAAGATCGAAAGCCAGCGTCTGATGAAGGCGTATGGCATCGATCTGGAAGGCTACGAAACCCTGTCGACCATTCAAAAAGATGTTTGTGCGATTTGTGGTAGAAAAGCCTTCGGACGTAAACTCGCGGTAGACCACGACCACACAATGGTTCGTGTTAAGGTAACTTTTAAACGCGATGCTCTTGGCTTGTGGTACGCTGAAATCAAAGACCCACGATTTAGCGATGCACAGTTCTTGGGGTCCACAAAAGGTGAGGCTCGCTTTCAGGCAACTCAGTGGCTTAAGAGACGGTCTATTCGTGGCCTGCTTTGTATGCAGTGCAACCGTGGATTAAAATGGTGGAACGACAAGGAAGATAAAATTCGCGCCGCCGCAGACTACCTCGCGGCTTTCAGGACCAAATATTCCGGCTAGAGGAGACTATGGCAAAAAACACGACTCGGCAATGCCCAGGATGCTGCGAAGTAAAATCTTTTCGCTCGGATCAAGTGACGTGCGGCTGCGCCAAGAAGAAACCGCAGGAGGTTTCTTTTGACGAGCACAACGGCGACGAACGGATTATCAAGCGCGTAGTCTCTAAGAATATTCACACCCTGGAAGAACTCGCTGAAGCGTGCAATATCGATACCAAAGTCTGGGAAATTTATCGCTGGAAGTGCGGTGCGTGGCAGACCGGTATGAAGTCGAAGGGAAATTCTGACACCCCGGTTTATTCTCAGCAGTTTGTGGTGCAGGCGTGGCTGCGCCTGAAGAAGAATGTTATCGCGGCGGTCAATGAAATTGAAGAGCTTCGTAAAAAGACTGTGAAGTATACCCCCACCTATACAGAATTTCCGATCCCGAAGATTATAGACGACGAGGTGGCTTGTGAATACGCTCCGATGGATCATCACTACGGTGCTCTGATTTGGGGCAAGGAAACAGGGGGTCCGGATTGGGACATAAAGATAGCCAAGGATTTTTATGAGAAAGCATTGACGACGCTGGTTAGCCGGTCGTATGCTTACAGTCCTTCCAAGGCCATTCTCGTGCTCGGTAACGACCAGCAGAATTTTGACAACAAACTTGGCACCACGACGAAGGGAACTCCGCAGGATACAGACACGCGCTACCAAAACGTGTTCAGCGTCTCGCGTGACGCTTCGATCTGGGCTGTGGAAATCCTGTTGAGTACGCACAAGTCTGTCGACGTGATTATTGTTCCCGGCAACCACGATTACCTCGCTAGTTGGCACCTCGGAGACAGCCTTCATTCGTGGTTCCACAAGTGCAAGCGCGTCACCGTTGACAACCGACCGCCGTTCCGAAAATACTACCAGTTCGGAATTAACATGCTGATGTTCACACACGGAAACTCGGGCAAGCTGGAATCCTATGACCGGATCATGGCAGCGGAGCATCCTGAAATGTGGGGCAAGACACTGTGGCGAGAGGCCCACACAGGGGATAAGCACCAGCGGCGATTGATTGAACTCAAGGGCGCTACGGTTAGAATCCTTCCCTCGCTGCGTCCTCCTGACGCCTGGACAGCAGAGAATCAATATATTGGGGCAATTCGCGCAGCAGAAGCCTACGTGTGGCACCGGAGAGAGGGGCTATTGGGAACCTCGACATACTCGGTGTTGGGTGATGCAAATAATGGGTAGGGATGTCCGGAACCGGACAACGTTTATGCTCGCAGAGCCACGCAGAGTGGGTGGGGCACTGTTGATACGCAGTGGGATTGAAGATTACGCTGCGTCTAAAAGCAACCTGGGCTGAGATGCCTACTGCGAGCATCCAGTTTGGTGAAGGTGAAATAGCATGTCAAGAGAAACACAGTTTATCGGTCTGACAGATAGGGCAACGAGGCTAGTTGCCTCGGCGGTTAAGACCGAGACTTATGACGGTATGACTACGGGGATGTTTGGTGAGTCCATGCCGGGAAGGATTTTCACCATGCCAGATAGCGCCCTGGTACCGTATAAGTACAAAGAAGTCGTGCAGGACTCGCCCTGGTCAAGCGGCCCGATGATTTTCACTCATCTAATACCTTATTACAAGGATGGCGGTGGACACTCATTTAGAGGAAGAGCGTGCTGTTCGTGGGTACTTGATCCTAGCTTGCAAGAAGAAAACGTAGAGTGCGATTCAGTAACAGGAACCTACTACGTGTAGACCAGACAACTATATGAGCCTTAAAGATACCTTAGCACGATTGGAGAAAACGTATGGAAAAGGTACCGTCCTTCGTCTTGGGGATAACGACCCCGTACCGGTCGAAGTGGTCTCTACCGGGGTGGTTAGCCTTGATGCTGCCCTTGGGATCGGCGGCTATCCTCGGGGTCGTGTTGTGGAGATATATGGCACGGAGAGCGGAGGGAAGACAACCCTAACCCTTCAGGCTATTGCTGAAGTTCAAAAGGCAGGCGGCAAAGCAGGATTCATCGACGCAGAGCACGCTCTCGACGTAAAATATGCAAAGGCCCTTGGCGTCAATACTGATGACCTCTACGTCAGTCAACCCGACAGCGGTGAGCAGGCTTTAGAGGTTGCAGAAGGATTTATAAAATCAGGTGAGATCGATATTGTCATTGTAGATTCGGTCGCCGCACTTGTACCTCGCGCAGAACTCGAAGGAGACATGGGAGACTCCTTGCCTGGATTGCAAGCACGGCTTATGAGTCAAGCTATGCGGAAGTTAACCGCCGCTGTCTCGCGCTCCAAAACGATTCTTATTTTTATCAATCAAATCCGGTCTAAGATTGGCGTAATGTTCGGATCGCCAGAGACCACTACGGGTGGCAACGCCTTAAAGTTCTACGCATCGGTTAGGCTTGACGTGCGGCGAATATCCACCATTAAAGATGGTGAGACCGCTGTTGGGGCGCGTACCAGAATTAAGGTGACTAAGAACAAGTGTTGCGCCCCGTTTAAAGAAGCCGAAGTCGACCTGCTGTACGGAACCGGATTTTCTAGGGAGAACGATCTTCTGGACTTGGGCGTCAAGTACGGTGTCGTAGAACGATCTGGAGCGTGGCTGTCACTTAATAACGAGCGCCTGGGCCAAGGCCGAGAAAAAGCCAGAATATTTTTGTTAGAGAATCCCAAAATTTGTGATATACTTTATAAAGGGGTGATGGAAAAAATCAGTGCCCCTACTGCGGTTCACACATGATCTTTCGTGTCGATAAGAACAAGCAGTTGAGAATCTCAGACATGGAAGAAATCAAAATCACTCCGGAAGAACCAGACACCATAATTCTTTCCGCCGAAGAAACAGAATATCTACTGCACTTTTTGATAAGCGAGTTGGGATGAAAATATATCTTTCCGCTGCCTTTAGTCGTCAAGCCGAGATGCGTCGAATTGCTGAGAAACTTGGCCAAAACGGACACACTATAATTTCAGCATGGCTTGGCCAACCGCCAGAAGATTTATTCGACGATGAAAACAAAGAAATGTTTTTGGAGCGTGCCCTAGCCGATCTAAGGGATATTGATCGGTCAGATGTCCTTGTCCGGTTTACGGACGATTTAAGTGAGCCCACAATACCGTCATACATGGCGATGGGCGGGCGTATGTTCGAAACCGGTTACGCTTACAAAAAAGGTCTTAGCATCGTCGTGGTTGGCGGCAAGCAAAATATTTTTGACATGCTGCCTACAATTTTCCATGTTGAGTCTGTGGGCGAGCTTATTAACTTTTTAGAACTGCTGAACAAGGGGGCAAAGCAATGAGTCTTTATGGTAAAGAATTCAAGTTGAGTGGTGTAGCGGGCTTGAAAAATGCCGCAGAAATGCGCAAGTTTGACAGCGGAGCAACCAGAAATGTAGATACCGATAAGATTGACCCAGAAGGCTTCCTGTCCCCAGAAGTAGAAACAAGATTCTTCGAGTACATGCAAGAGCATCGGTTACAGGCAGATGGAACACTGCGAGATTCGGATAACTGGCAGAGGGGAATTCCTACGTCTGCCTACATGAAGTCGATGTGGCGTCACTTTCTTGATGTCTGGAGAATTTATCGCGGCTTGAAACCTGTTTACAGCAAAGATATTGAAGACGCACTTTGCGCCTTAAAGTTTAATGTCAATGGATTTCTTTTAGAAGCTTTGAAACGGAAAAGACAGGCTATTCCAGTGTTTGACGCGCAGAAAAGAGTGGACAACGAGAAGCAAAGATTAAGGGAGCTGTATAATGAAGGAGCCTTTCCAACGCAGCGAAAAGAAAACAATGAATAGCCGTGAAGAACAAAAGAATAAATGGGACCACCGGTTTCTTGAACTAGTACAACTAGTTGCGTCGTGGTCGAAAGACCCGTCAACTAAGACGGGTGCGGTTATCGTAGATAGTGACCGTCGAGTTGTATCTGTGGGGTATAACGGATTGGCCAAGGGCGTCTACGATAACCGAGAGCGCTATGCGGACCGTGATGTCAAATATAAGATGATCGTGCACTGCGAGCGAAACGCTATAATTTTTGCTCACCGTGATTTGGCAGGGTGCACCTTGTACACCTATCCTTTTATGTCTTGCGCTCCTTGTGCCGGTATGGTAATCCAGTCTGGCATTACTCGCTGTGTGGCCCCTAGAAATGAAAACCCACGTTGGATCGAGGATTTTGAAATTTCGAAGCAGATGTTCGAGGAAGCAGGAGTAGCGCTGTCACTGCTTGAATTCAGCAGTTTGGGGGGAACTTCGTGGAGCGCTGGCGATCTGAATAACGCGAATTTTGGGGTAGCAAGTAATGAAACTTGAAATTACAGTCACGGATGACACTGGTAACGTCCAGGTTTATCAGCAGGCGGACCCTATGCACCCCGTGCAGTGGCGTCCCTCAAATCCTGAAAAACCGATCACTGACGGAAAATATTATCTGCACGGATTTACATACCAGCCCATCGTGACGCACGTTCCACTACAGTACAACAGGTGATTGATGCCCTACATAAAATCTGAAGAACGAGAAGCTATCGACGACGCAGCGCTCGCGTTAGCTCGTGCCATTGCTGGAAAAGGAAACGGCGTTGGGCACCTAAATTTTGCAATTACGAGGCTGTTGGTCTACTGGCTAAAAAAGGAAAAACTTAGTTATGCCTCGATCAACGCGGCGATGGGCGCAATGGACTGTGTGTCAAGGGAATTGTACCGTCGTGTGGCGGGAAGTTACGAGGATGTCAAGCGGGTAGCACACGGAGACGTTTACAGCGAACTATTTAGTAGATGGGAGAAGTGATGAGAAAACTTTGGCTGGCAATCGCACTTGGTTTGGTACTGGCAGTACCTACTTTATTGTACGGGCAGAGTACCGCGACTAAGACACTGACCATTACGGTGCGTGGGCCGCTGTCAATTTCCACAACGACGCTGAGTGACGCCACGGTGGGAAATGCGTACTCGGCTACGCTACAGGCAGCGGGCGGCTTAGCACCCTACAGTTGGTCAATCTCGACTGGGTCGCTGCCGACCGGATTGACCTTGGCTCCGAGCACCGGCATTATTAGCGGCACGCCTACCACGTCCGGCACCTTTACGTTCACAGTGAAGGTCACGGATAGTTCACAAACTGTGGCGTTCCTAAAACTGAAGGCCGTTATTCCCAAAGCATGAAAAGGATTTTCTTACTCGCGATTTTGTTCCTGGCCGGGTGTGGGGGCGGGGGCTATGTTCCAACTCGTCTGGTCGTAGCCACTAACAGTCCGCTTCCGGACGCCGAGATTGGAACTAAGTATTCTGTTCAACTGGTAGCTGCTGGCGAGCCGGGGCCATATCAGTGGTCGATGACAGGAACTTTACCGCCAGGACTGACACTGAGTAAAACTGGACTGATTTCAGGCACCCCAACGCAGCAAGGAACTTATACAATTACAGTCGCAGTATCCACAGCGTCTTCCACATGGAAAGCCGTGCGTTAAAAATCGCTTTAATTACAGCCTTAGCTGGCTTGGCCATACTGGCCTATTCCTACCTCTACGCGCAGCAAACCGATACGGTCACCCTACAGATCAAAGTTTCCGGATACATTACCCTGAACTGGACTCGTAGCACATCGGAAGGCAGCGAGTGCTGCACCTACAATGTCTATCGTGGGACGGCTTCGGGTGGGCCATACGCCAAACTGGTTGGCGATATTACGAGTAACGTGTGGCAGGACACGTCGGCGGAAAATGGAACCACATACTTTTACACGGTAACCGCTGTAAATACTAGTTCAGATCATCAGGAAAGTGCTTACTCTAACGAAGCATCGGCGACGATAGACTGAAAAAGTGAGAGAAATTCTATGTAGTATTTCTCTCATACACCGTATGCTTTAATAGCTACTCCCCACCCTCGTTTAAATCCTCTCCCCACGGCATAAACGCCGGAAACATTTTTTTGATCCACTGATAGGTGGGGTCATTGTTCCACTGGTCAGGCGGAACAGTCTTGTGCAGTTTTTTCATATACTTGTTCCGCTTATCCAGTAGCAAGCGTTGCAGAGCAACTTTTTCTGACGGCACAGCTAATTCCCAAATCTGGAGGAAGTCTGGCAAGCCGAGCCGCGAAGCGCGTGTAACCAGACGAGCCTGTTCCGGATCGAGGCCCTGCGTTCTCTTTACAGCCTTAACGATCTCTCGCGCTTCATCGGGCATTAACGCGCCCTGCTCGACCATCATACCGAAGTCTTCAGGTTTCAAGGTGCCTGCGCGGAGCCTGTCTTCAAGTTCGAGCACAGTCTGGTGCCGACGCAGTTGATCCTTGTCAACAGGGCCGTCCATCGTTCGGTTAGACGCCAGTTCGATAGCCTTCTGCTCTGCGGCTGACCGTTGAACACGGACCCCGATACCCAAGGATTTTGAGACCTGCTCGCCAGTGCCGATCCCAGTCGGCATTTCGCCGAACGCTCCTTGTAAAAGTGCTTGAGCGGGCATCGGCAGCGAGCCCCTACTGAGGTCAACCCAAGTCTGCATCGGAGTCATTTTTCGACCAGCAAAATCACGCTGAGTTAATGCTTCGATACCTGTACGGGCCAAGGGACTTATGCGGCCCTTCATAAATTTAACCGGTTCTTGAGCAAGGTGAACCATGTCCCCTGGTAGTGTTCGCAGCGTGGCAACCTTATCACGGCCTTCCTTATCCTTGTACACCACCCCAAAAGGTTCTTCGTTGTGTGCGGTTCCGGACACCAGATAATTCAGCACACGTGCAGTTACCCATAGTCCTGCCGCCATACGCACGATGTCCTTGCGCATGACACGTCCTTCTTGTCCAAACATTCTTGCCGTGGCTCGGATTTCGCTTTCCAGCCAATCAGGGGCCAATGTCGTTAACCGTAAGAAATCCTGTGTGGCGACCGACCGGCCAAGACGCTTGTAGTTGATACCTCCAAAGCGTTCGTTGGTGTCTGCCGCCGCAACTTCCGCTACTCTCTCCTTCGACCACTCTGGGTATTTATTTTCGTAAGCTTCAAAATTACGACGAAATGCTCTGGCCTTAAGACCAGGAATATACCGATCAAAAAGGTAGTCATTGAGCCAGCCTTGAATATCTCGAAGTACAGGTACATATTTTACGGGCCAGTGCGCCTTCGACGCCGACAACCCTTCTGATTGATAGTCGCTGATACTCGTATAGTCTTTGGTGAGCGTAAGCCCCTTACGAACACCCAACCGCAAAATGTTGTCGTTTACCAGATCAAATCGTTCAATTCCGATTGGGCTCACACCGGTCATAATCGCCCGTAAGCCTTCTTGGGCAATATGGAACGGCGAGAACGACAGGATGGTGTGCTTTAATCCGCCACCAACTTTTAGCAACGATTTGAACGGTTCGTGCTGAGACAGGTACGACTTCTCCAACCCCAACGACCGCATGACATACTGGTGCATCTCAGGATGTACCCGAATGTCACCGTCGACCAGGATTGGATTTCCGTTCGAGTCTGCAAAAGCAAACTTCCAACCACTCATGTTGGGGATGGATTTATAGTGATGTGTGTTCCAGACGTAGCGCTCAGGGTCTGTTACCTTGCGGCCAGCACCCGGCTCGGACGAAGACTTCGGCGCACGCTGGTACATTTCGTTGACCGGTTGACGCCACTCAGGATCATTCAATTTTCGAACAGCATCGCGGCGGAAAAATTCAAGAGCGGTGCCTTGATCCTTGTACATCAAGTGGCCGTACTCTTTGGTGCCGACGCTCCAATCGATATTAATTTTGCTGCTGGGGTGGATGCGAAGACGCGCCAAAGCCTCGTCAATTTTGTTGACTGTATCTGGTTTTAGTTCGCCAGCTTGGATCGCAGCGAACGAAGCGCTCCGTTCACCCATTGTGTTCATGACGCGGACTAAGCCTTTTTTGAAGGCATCGGCATAGGAACTGAAACCATTGTCTTTTAGCCACTTGGGATGGCCTTCGGGGACAGTTGTAAAAGTGCCATCAGGCAGTAGGAATCCCGAAGCGTCAATCGGAGTTTCTTGGTGAAACTTCCGATAGGTAAGCGGTTGCTCGCCTTCACTACGACGTTGGAAGAAAGTCTGTTGCTCTACTCCACGGGCGGGTGCTTCTTGCGCTCGGCGAGTATCTGCGGGGCGTACTGCCTTCGTACCTTGCTCAGTGCCCCGAGCAACTTCTCCAGCGTCGGCAGTTTCCCCTCTTGCTGGAGCTGGGAACTCAAATCGTCCAGTTGCGAATTGGTCAGCGGCTTGAGAGAATCCGATTTGGTCTGTGCCATGCCCATGTCTCCTATATAATTCTTTTTCATAATACCACAACGCAGCTTGAACGTCATCGACGTTCATGTCTAATTCTTTGGCAAGTGTTTTGATCGAGGTAGTCATCAGTCGCCGCTCCGCCGCACTGCGAGGAACATCGACTAATCTTTCTTCCATTTTGCCAGTGGTGGGATTTTTACCCATCTCGGTCATGGTTCCCATCCACCGATTCCAGGTGCGCGAGAACCAACGATCCATTGTCAGGACATCGTGAACGCCGCTCATGTTCAGGAAGAACGGTCCACGTTTGGGGCCGAATATCAGGGCTCCGTAATAGCCGTCTTCTTTCGCACTTTTTAAGTAGTTGTAGTTTGAATTAGTGGCGTAGGGCTTCAGTTCTTCCAACGGGTGCTTTTCAACGAGCCACTTCATTCCTTCAGTTAACCCTTTATCAGTAACAAGATTATTTAGCGCTTGAATATGAACAGGATTTAGCTGAGTGCTCCAACGCTGGCCGTCGCTCTGTCTGGTGGGCATTCGTCCGGAACCGGACGCCACATCCCACATTCGATCAGCCAAAGCAAGATTATCCACAGGGTCTTGACCGGCACTGGCCAGAGCTACCACGGCCTTAAAATACTGCATTTGGTCAGGGTCTTGAAGTTCCGGACGAGCCGCACGCATTTTATTTTCGAAGCCTTCGATGTCTTTGGTGTACCAGCCGAGGCCATTTAATGTTTGCTGTATCTGATAACGAAGCTCCTTAATTCCTGTAGACACGGCCCGATAAAGTTTAGCTTTGGGAGTGGCCTTTACAACTCCCGCTTTTTGTTTTGTAAACTCTTCTAAGGCTTTTCCTACGTCAACAAGTGCGGGAAGGTCGCTAGGCTTAAGCAGCGGTTCTTCCATAAGTCTAGTTGTCTCAGGAATCTCTCGTTTTACAGTTTGATAGAGTGATTTCTGCCCGGTAATGGCTTCAAGTCTTTCAGTGGCTGGAGGTAAAGATACCAGCTGTTCAGGCGTAAGTCTTTGCACGCCCTCAATTGGAAAACTAGGATAACCAGCTTCTGGGTCTAGTTTTGTTATGGCGAGTTGCCCGTAAGCAAATGCTAACCGTTCCGCAATGGCTGGATCAGGGGTTGTCGTCGAGATGTCAACAAACACCCGACCGGTCTTGTGGCCCTGTGCGTCTGTCTCATCCCACGTTCCAATATTATTACGAGGGTCGCGCAGCAGATCGAGATTTTTCTTAATCTCGGCCCCCAACTCCTCTTGAGTAGGAGTGTGGTCAAAAATTCGTTCACGTTCCGGATAGATCGACACCGCGTACTCGCCAGAAACATTGTTGCCGCCGTACAGATTTACGGTTGACCCTCCGTTTTGAGCGTGAAGTTCGGCGACAAGTTTAGGGGCAGCTTCGACTCGTTTTTCAAGCAGTGCTTCGCGGATACGCTGCGGTGTGACTTCTGAAAGAGGAATTGACACTTCGGCACCGCTGGCCGGGTCGACCAGCAATGCTTGGGCCTCTTGCGTGTCGTGGCCCTCCTGAATTCCCTTCCAAACCGACTCTTGTTTAGTTGCCCCCACAAAAGGCCGTGCTGCTTTCTCGACTATTGTTTTGATGCGAGGGGCATCGGCCACATCGACAGGACGCTTGATGGCGAAAAACTGATCCCACTGCGCTCTGGTGCTGTCATCCATGACGTTGGCAACAGCCACGGAACTGCTGACGCCCTTGTACACGTCAGACATGAAATTCTGGAGCGCTTTGAAAAGAGGACTCAACGCCTTGGTAGGCGCTTCGCCGGACATCGCGTAGCGCTCGTGGTCGGTTGCAAAACGTTCTTCAAGTTCAGTCGTCCATTCTCCGTCCTTAACACCATAATGTTTTTCGATACGAGATAACTCAGAAGGATCAAGGGTTCGCCGCCACAGGTGGGCCATCTCGTGGACCAGTGTTGACACATCAAATTTTGAATAGGCCCAAATAATAGCCTTACCGGCGTCAGAAAAATCTATTGCACCTTTGATATCTTCGGCTACGGCAGGCTGTTCAAGATGTTTTTCAGCCAACTCCTGTATGAGTTTTCCTGCCCGTTCTCCGGGTGGCAGGGCTTCGAACTTAGCCTGGGCCTTCGCTGCCTGTTCCAACAGATTTGCAGAAGCGTCAGGGTGAGCCTTTTCCATCGTCGCCCTGATGGCTTCTTCCATCGGAACATTCATTTCCTTGGCGTAGTCACGGGCAGAATCCCGCTGTTCAGGACTCAGGGCTAAATCTTGAATACGCTGTGGTCCACGTCGTTCGGTTCCGGACACATGCTGTTGAAGAGCAGTTTCGTCAGGCAGTTTTTTGGTTAGACGAAGTTCGGCTTCAACCCGATCCAAGACGCTGTTAAGCGTTTTACCCCTAGCCTGTGCCTGCGCGTTATAGTAAGATAGCGCCGCGATTGCCTGAGCGTGGTTTACGTTCCCAGTCTCCAAAGCCGCATCATAAAATTGTTTAGTTCTCCCTTCCAATTTTACAAAAGCTGGCTCATTGGGATCGACCACCGGTACGGTGTAATCTTTTCCGATTTGCCGGATACTGCCGTTTTTCAGTCCTCGTTCCAGATCACCAGTTTCGCGCAGACTTTTTACAACCTCGGGTTTAATCAGAACATCGTGTATAGCGTTGGGATTAACAAACCCCACCGTGCCGTTCTCACCCTCGACCAGACTGCCGGTTGAGGCGATAGCCACCATTGGCTGTCCGTCTGAAGTTTTAAGGGTTCGAAGAGAATTTAGAAAATTCCGGTTAGCAATGGTTTCGCTAACCCGTGCAATGTAGTAAGACGTAATTGCAATCGGATCAGTAACGGATAGCTTTTTACCACGAAGTTCGCCATCGAACGAACTTTCAAACACACGATGGCGGGCAAAGGAGACATTCGTGGCAAACGCACCGGTCATAGACTCAGTACGATACATGTTAAGCATCTCTGGATCGTGCTCCCACATGTGCGTGATATAGTTATCTATCGCTTGTTCAATCAATCCTGCCTTGTGTGCGTTCGTAAACCAAAGATCAAGATGTTGTCTAACCTCCTTAGCCAAGGCTTTCATTTCAGGCGTAGCATCAAGAGCCGTTCGATACTGCTGGATGAGTGCCATTCGCTCTTTGGGCGTGTAATTCGCCGAACCCTCTAACTGGCGTCGATCTGCGACTTCTCTGAAATGCAGGATACGCTCGATGCTGGGACGGGACTCCTGAAGATTGGTAATCTCTACCGGAGCGTATTTCTCGCCGATCTCCGCATATGCTTGTGCCCGAGCCAGACCTTCTTGGCTGATGATCTGACCATCGGTGTTGTATAATAATTTTACGGGGTCGAGAGCTTCACCTTTCTTCAAACGAGCGACGTAGCCAGAAACTTCTTTTTTAAATGCCTCGCCCTCAATTTTTCTATCCCCAATAAAAGCTTTAGGGTCGATAACAGACGTTTTAACTTCTTTCTTTAGCCCAGCCAGCAAGTCCTGTTCCGGAACTTTCATATCGCTGGGAAGGCCAGCTGACTCGACTAAGCGATTTAACCGGAAAGACAGCTCTGCATTATCCTCTGCCTCAATCAGCTTGAAAACAGAAGCACGCTGCTCAGCCGACAACAGCTTGTATTTTTTCTTAAGATCGCTAGCAAGATTATTAGCAATGTTTTTACCTGTAGCTGCGTCAACTTCGCGCTGCTCTAAAAACCGGCCAAGTTCAAATCTTGTTTCGTGCAGCGAGAGACTCTCCACATGAGGCTTGGCTGGCTTAAAAACTCCGAAGCCTTCAATCAACCCGCCGATCCCGCTTTTGATGCCGAAGTAGCCGCTACCGAATGCTTCGACGCCATGCTCTACCGCGCTTTTGGTGTCGCCGTCAGCGAGTTCGCTGTCCATCTGAGCAGAGAGGCTGTGCATAGCGTCCAACATCTGATAGCTGAAGCCTAAGTTCATCGCGGCTTGAACAGCACCAGCAGCCTTTGCAGCTCTTACCGTAGACACGCCGCCCATTTCTAAAAGTTTACCAATACCTCCGGTCAAAATACCGTTGCGAGCCAGCACATCGCCGATCCCCATACCAGCACGACCCAAGGCGTCGAGACCTTTGTTCATTAGCCCTAGATCGAATTTTCCTGCGATAAGGGCTTCGGTCGGACTCGCTCCCTGCTTCCCAGCTTCCAGCATGGTTTCGATACCCTTGAGTACCGTAGGCGCTTCCGTACCTAGTGCCTTAGTTAGAACCTTTTCTGCGGCACTTTTGAACACGCCTGTGCTCATAGTACCGACGAGCAAAGCGACGTTCGACGGTGTGGTAAATCCTTCTGCAAAATTCAGCACACCGCTGACCGCTCCTAGCTCGGTACCCGTAAACTTGGTGCCGCCATCGGCTCCTTGTTTTTCCATCCATTGTGTGATACCCAACGTGTGCAAAGGAAGGATAGGCGCGTCGACTTCGCCCCAAGATTTTTTACCTGTGGCGTAGTCGTAGACCATCTTCAGACCCTTGGCTCCGGGGATGGCTTCGACATAATCAGGTTTTCCACCTGTCATTGCGCTGACAATAGGATTAAGCGGGCCTAAGTCTAGTCTCTGCGCGGTAGCCTTGAGGAAAGGAATAATACCATATTCTTCTTCGGGAGGAGCAGCAATGGGTAGTTCTTCGTCTTGTTTGACACTGCTAAGCAGGCCCGCGAGAGGGTTTTTGGAAGTGCTAGTGGGTGCCGCCACTACGGGAGTCGGCTCATTTAGCCGCCTATCTTCAGCTAAAAGACCTGCCAGAGGATTTACCTCATGACCGGTAGAAAAACCGGTAGCGGACGAAACAGGAATAGAGGGTTCCTCGCCAGTCACAGAGGTCGCTTCAAGTAGTCCGGCGAGTGGATTATCTATAGCCATAGTTGTACCATATGAAGGTTGCTAACGCTAGTATGCCATCCGATACATGTTCGTTTCCGCCGAGTTAGACTGTATAGTAGGCCCTGCTGGCGGCGCAGGCGTGTGTAATTCTTTCCATCTATTTACTGCTGTTGTGACAAGTTCAGGACTGCCGCCCTTTAGGAGTTCTCGAACCTTGGCTTCGTTTTCAAGAGTCCGTAATACAGGAACATATTCCTCAACTGCTTTGACAATTTTAGCTGCGTCCGTGATCTTGAGCGTTTTTTCCTTTGCTTCTATCCCGAGCATCATGCGGCGAAGCGATACCATGCTATCGTTGATTTCTCCGATCTCGTCTTCTTCAGCCTTAAACTGAGACTTAACCTGAGCCGCAGTTTTTCCGAGCGCCAATTCCTCACCTTCAAGTTTGTTTAGTCCGGTTCTTTTAATCTTAAATTCGTCCAGTAATCGCTTACCTTTCTCGATAAGCCCTGGTCTCAAAGCTTCCCGCTCATTAAAACTTAACTTCATCCATGCTTCTTCCATCGAAAGGGGCGGGCCTGGTTTTTCTCCTTTTGCGAAGGGCACACCTTGCATTAGCGCGTCCAAATGGCTACCTGCTTTTTCGGCATCGTCAGCTTTTTTATATTCTTTGTTTTCTCGCCACGCACGAATCATAGCGGCATTTGCTTCTTTGGTTACTGCTTTTGCATGAGCTACGTAGTAGGCGGTCTCAGCCTCTTCCTTCGCTACTTTCTGTGCCGCTGTTTGGTGAGTTAATCCTTCGAGCAACTGTGCCCGACCAGTTTGCAACAACCGTGTAGCTTCATTAAGAGGAAGAGGACGGTCTTTACTGAGTGCTTCTCTTATCTCAGGAAGCGCGTTAGAGATTCCCATTTTGACCAAAGCATCAACCATAGGCTTCATGAATTTGACATCAACTTTTTGTGTTGGATCATAGGCTGTATATGTAAATTCGTATTTAGGCAAATTAGTTGTTGGATCAACGGTATCACTTAGTTTTACACCAGTCTCTAACCACATGTACTTATGAGAAAAGTCTAAACTTTTTAGTCTAGGTATCTCGGTTTCAGGGATGTCTTCCATTGACCTCCCATCAATAGTAGCCGGTTTTACACCTGCTGTTTTCATAGGCTCCCAAATCACATTGTTCATATCAACAAGTTCTTTATGCTCTTTTCTTGAGGTTCCTGATAGGGCGTAATTGATCGACATCGTAGTGCCATTGGCTTCAGCAATCCTGGCCGCGTTCAAATCAATTTGCGACTTGCTTTCAGCTTTTTCTCGTTGTTCCTTACCAGCCATCAGCTGCTGTTTAAACTCATCCTGCGCCTGCTGACGTTTCAGCAAATCTTGCTGCTGGCGTTCCTGCACCCCTGCCTGACCACCCACAGCGAGTCCTGCACCGAATCCCATACCCGGTTGGCGACTGTGCGCCTCTGAAGCCGCTGCGCCGCCAGCGAGTGCGCCTAAAAGGATGTTACGGAAAAACTGACCGGGCGTAGCAGGGATAGGCGTCTCTTCCGTTTGTCCGGTTTCCGGATTTACCTTATAGGAGTAAGTTTCACCGGCCAGCGATCCCATCAGGTGCTTGATACCCTTACCCAACGCAGTGAACCGATCCCCCATTGTAGCCGCGGGACGAGGGGGTAAAGTAGGTGACAAGGCATCAGCTCCAGGCATTGCTGGGGGAGCCCCCTGTACCGCAGGCGGAACTGCCGCAGCTTCAGGTTTAGGGGGCGCAGGCATCATGGTAGCCTGTAGAGGTTGCTGTGCCGCCGCTGCGGTTAGGACATCGCTGGGCTGTGTAGGAATTTCATTTTCTGCCATAAGTCATCTACTCCAAAAAGTATCTAAGCGGCGTTACCGCCTGAATTTCCTGATCTTTTAAGGCACGGCGAAGAAAGTTAACAATTTGCTTAACACCGCCAAGTTCGGTTATGCCATAGACCCGCAGCAAGTTTTCAAGCTTGTCGTCAGGAGACAACTTGGCTCTGCTTTTGCCGCTGAGTTTAATTTCCAAATCGAACAAACCAGCACGATACCCGCTGAGCATCGAGTCAAACACACGACGGCCTTGGCCGTCTATCTGGTGCTTCCCAGGGAGGCCGTAACTTTTTATCATCAACGGATTTCGAAGATTATACGCCTCAGATTCCGGATCGTTAAACGCTCCGTTGAGTTTTGCGAAAGCATCCACCAACGCCTCTATTTTCTTAACCGGCATAATGTGTCCTATGTAGTTATCTTTTTAGCTAATCCCGAGCCAAGCCCACCTGTAAACGCTCCCAAAGCCCCGCCCACCAGCCCGCCTATAGCACCCCAAGGCGAAGCGGCTTGCTCTTCGGCAGCAATATCGGAATAAGTCTTGTTCGTCGATGTTCCAGATGTAGTAAATTGGCCCGCGACACCCAACGGGTCTTGAATTTGCGCCACAGTGCCAAGCCCTTGTAGGGCGGTTAAATAGTTGGAACGTCCTGTATCGAATCCCGATTTCGTAATATCTTGCTGCCGACCCGACTCAACTTCTGCCGCTTGACCGAACAGACCAGCGTAAAGTTGATCTTCTGCACCACTGGGAATAAACACGTTACCGCTACCGCGTGCCGCAAGTTTCTCTCCTAGCCCCTTGGCTGCGCTAGTGAATTCTTTGCTCGTAGTTTCTGATGCTTTGGTACGCATCGCTGCTTCTTCTTCTGGCGTGTATCCGAATTGTCCGATGCCTGCACTAAGAATCGGTTCCAGCGATGTCCTCAAACCTTTAATAATCTCGTCCTGACCAGCGAACCGAGTGTCCCACGCACTGGATAACTTTCTGGTGAATGCAAGTTGCTCTTTCGCCAAGGCTTTTTGGTCAGCGCTAGGCCCCTTGCACCACAAGACCATGCCGGTATATGCATAACTTTCCCGTTCCAAAACAGCGCCTGACTCGATATCGATAACAAGTTTCGTAATGATTTCCATATTAGACCTTTTTAGGCGAGATTAACTCGTGCGCCGCTCCAACCACGATCTTGGCCATTTGATTTACGCGAGAAGCGCTTAATTTTGGAAAATGCGCTTTAACAATTTTCGCCACGGTATAGTTAGACAGAGAATTAATACGCTCGTGCTGTGCACGCCGTTCATCTTTAGTAGACATCTAACGGCTCCGAATTTTTTAACTTCAAACGAAAAATACGATAAGGCAGTTCTTCAAATCCACGACGAGCAGCTAGTTTTGGCACGGTCTCCTCAGTGCCCATGAAGTAGATTTCGCCGACGCCTTCTTCTTCTGCGGAACGCATAGTGTCTTGCAGCAAGGCCAAAAGAGCAGCGGCTACTTCGGTGTCCGAAGCGTCCGGATTCCGCGCCAGAGACTCCATGTGCAGTGCCCGTTGAACCGGAAGGAAGCAAATAATTTTATCGCGGTTATAGGCACACCGAAACGATGTTGACTTGTAACCCACCACGTCAAGGTCAAGTTCGTTTTTCGGTGTCTTCGCGGCCCATTCTGCGAACTTTTCTCGATCTTCTTTTCGGGCGGCACGCACAAAAACTGGTAACATTACTGCTCCTTAGTGTTAGTGACCTTGGGCGAAGGATGCAAACTGTAGAGCCGTTCGCCGTCTATGCCTTTTTCCATCTGGGCTCTGGTCTTAATCTGTACAACGGTCACAAGCGTGTCAACCCGCTTGCTTAAATCTCGAATCGTGGTTAGAAGTTCTTGGTGCTGAACCTCTGACACATGTTCATAGCTTAGCATTTCTTGCCGTGTCACTACATCGCGTGTTTCTAGTTTTTCTACCCGTTCCGAAGTAGTTTGCATTTGTTTCTTAGCTTCGCCCCAATCACTGGCCCAACGCAGCCTGTCCAAAAGGCCCCAGCCAATAAAAGCTACGAGCGCAGTTATAAGAACGCTAAAAGCAGCAACAGTCAACTCTCGTTTTAAATTCTTACCGTTTTTAGCTTGCAGGTTTTCCATGTGGTTTCCGTCTTGCAAAATTTACTGGTTACATCGAGGTATTCAGCTTTTGTAACTCTTCAGCCAGTATTGCTCGATCTTGTTTGACTTGTGACCACCCTAGTTCATAGGTAGCGTCCATCTTTCCCCCTCGACTAAAATGGTAGTGCTTGACTACGGCGTCCTCACAGCGAGTTGCTTCGCCTAGTTTGTCGCACTTAGCCCAAAGTAAGTTATCGCAGCCGCAGTGATGAAATTTCGTACTAAAAATTTCTCCTCCAATCTTCGAAACCACATCGTCTCGAATAAGGAAGTGCTCGCAGATATTCCCCTTATCAGGCGTTAATTCCCCTGTATTAAAAGCTACGAGGCCGTGCTGTAATGCGGCCTGCACCGCTCGATAAAGGCTGTAGGGCTCAAACTCGGTGTCGTCAGCAGCAAAGACAAAATCCGTGCAGTTATCGAGTTTCGCTTGCTGGTAAAGCTTGCTGACTTTCACTGGAACAGTTTCTGCTCCGTCGTCCGAATAGACTTTCAGCAGATGCTTAGGGTAGTGCAGTTGTTGAATTGACGCTAGACAGCGTTTAAATCCTTCCGGTCGATTCAAGGTGGGCAATAAAATCGCTACCTTGGGTAGAACATCGAAGTGCTCGCCTTCTTTAAGCCACGACTTCGCAAAATGGTGAAACGTTCGCGTGTTTGCGGTGACGTTAATCGTGCCCCTAGCGTGGTTATAGGGGCAAAAATACTCAGGCGAAAAAACCTTCACGTCTGGATAATCCGAAGCGTGATACACCAGCGGTGTCAATAACTGTTGGGCAGCTTCAAAAACGTGTTCGTCGTCGCCTTGAAATTTGCTGGTCAGTTCATCCAAGCACTGTTTAATAACCGGATGCTTCGGAATCGCGCCTAGTGTGCCGTTCATCACATACTTGCTATCTTCGGAACCGGTAAACAAAGTAAAGCTAAGCATGTCGTCGAAGTTTTTGCCGGGGAGAATTTCGGTATCCGCATCGCAATAAATTCCGCCCCGCTCATACAGTTCATGTAGCCTCAGATAATCGCTGGCCTTAACCCACTTTTTTGCAGCCAAAGCAGCATCCAAATAGGGAATTCCTTTGGGGCAATCTGCGAGTGTCAAAATCTTGTGCTCGTACCCAGGAATTTTTTGGCTCTCGACACATTGGGTTACGATCTCAGGAAGCACAGGGTCGTCGTTCAGCCAGATCGTGAAAATCCGCTTGGGGATTTTGTCCGGTTCCGGACAAAAGAACTGCTTGTCAGACAAGTACTTGGGGTTCGACGGCTCATACGCCAGCGCCTTCTCCCAATGTTCTTTTGCCTCTGCTCGTCTGCCCAGGTACCATAACGCCCAGTACATAAGCTCATGCGGCAAATTCATGTAGTGAGCGCCGAGGTTACAGTAACAATCGTTCAGCGGAATTTCCAGCGCCGACGCAACATAACAAGCAACCTTTTGAGGATCGTTCTTTCGCCAAAAATACTCAGCCAGCCGTATCAAAGGCTCGCGGCGAGTGCCATCAGTAACGAACGAAAGATTGTAATGCTCCAGCGCTCTGGCTTCGTCGCCCATCTGTGCGTAGGCATCACCGATATAAATCAGCGACTGAGCTTTTTCCTGAACCCAACGGTTCATTGCCACGTGCCGGGTTAGTTCTTTAATTGCAGACTTCGGACGCCCAGTCCACAAAAGCTCTCGCCCAAAATAGTGTGAATTCCTATCGTTGTCTTGGTGCTGATAGCAGTCAAGCGCCAGCCCTGCAAGATAACGTGATCGACGAGGAGCAGCGGCTTGATCTTGGCAATGCTCCAACTCGATGATATCTGATCCCAAGTAGGTGCGCGTTGCTGCGCCAGTCAGCGTTTCATGCACCACGCCCTGCCACTTAAGTTTTCGCCGGTCGTAGAAGCGGCAGCAAGTAAACTGGATAGCAGGCTGGCCGTTGGGCGCACGATTGAAAATAAAATGGTGCTCAATCTGCTCCCAACCGTTTTTGATCTCGGCTTCGATGGCGTCGAGATTCAACGTGGTGAAAAACTCATCGCAGTCGACGACCGATATATAGTCAGTCGATGCGAGACTGGCAGAGTGATTTCGAGCGGCAGCGTAATCGAAGAGTTGATCCCCTACTTTAATGATAGGTTCTTCGTTCTCTACAAGAAACCTCTGATTGACTTGTGCAGCTTGTTCGTCTGTAATTTTGAAAATAAACCGCTCGCCAACTTCCTCAACCTTACACCCCAAGTGACGAGCTAACTCTGGTGTTCCATCAGAGGAACCAGTGTCTACTAGAACTACCTCTCCGCCTCTTTGCTGGAACTCCTTTAGAGACTCTATCAGTCTTGGAAGTGTTCTGGTTTCGTCTCTTGCGATTAAAGAAATACTAAAGGACACACTCAAGTTTTTCTCCAACGAATTAAAATATCTGAGCCATACCACTATTTCTAGTGGAGGCCGCTGCTTGTACAGTAAATGTTGCAGCTAGAGAAGCCCAGGCCACCGAGCCAGATAGCTTAAAGCTGGAAGTAAGTGCCGTGGTAGCCGCCGTCTCTTGCCACTCCCAACCCGTATGGATTGATCCGGCAAAGTATTGTTCATTACCCATTGTAGTCCAAGGAGATAGATAGGAAATAGTGCGATTAGTACCCAGAATTTCGCATACAACCCCAATCGCTAATTCATCTGCCTGTGAAAGTGCGCCGGTAGACGCTGAAGTAGCCGGAGAGGAACTGCCTGTATTAAGCGCGCCTGTCTTATCAAGAGTTGAAACTCCTCCACTAAACTCGGCGACATGTACAGCCGTTACTGGTGATGTACCTGGGGACATGTAAAATGTTACAGTATTACTACCAGACAGGCAACTAGATACATAATAAATGGCGAGCGTAACTCCGTCATTGGTATCTTCGCCGCTAATAGCTAATGTCCACGTATTGCCAGCGGTGTCTGTCGGTACACTAAGAGATAAATCTGTACCATACCACTGTACATAGCCCACTAAAAAATTTCCAGCTGTGTTGTCCGAAGCATAGGCTACCGCAAGGGAATCTATATCACTTGAACTATTCGCACCGTTGTGGTTTCCGAGTAACACTATTGCCATATTCTTATCCGACCTGTAGTACAACGTTTATGAATTTTGCGGTAGCGACAGCCGTTACAAAACAACCTATAATATCGTTGGCGGTAATGGATGTTGTAGTAAAGTCAGTTAGAGTCGTACTATGAATAGTCGTGCCAGTCGAGATACTTACTCCACTCGTGTTAATAGAGTTACTAGCTATAGTAGGCAATGCCGTTCCAGTTCCTACTTTAGCAAACTTTACGGTACAGGTTCCAGCATCAACAGAAATATTCCATGCACCAATTGTACAGGCAAATGGACAAACAATGTACTGGATTTCGCTTGTGGTTAGCGCAGAGGTATTTGTAGGAGATCCCATAGTAAAACAGATGGCACGCGTGCTAGGGCCAGTATACCCAGTATATCCGGTTGCTCCACCAGGACCCGTATAGCCCGTCGGACCGGTATACCCAGTATATCCTGTTCTTCCGGTATAGCCGGTGTATCCGGTAAAGTTCCCCGGCCCAGTGTATCCAGTAGCACCCAACGGGCCAGTGTATCCTGTAAAACCCGTATATCCGGTTCTTCCTGTATAACCTGTATATCCTGTGTATCCGGTAAAATTGCCAGGGCCGGTGTAACCAGTCGGGCCAGTGGTGCCCAGTGGACCTGTATAGCCAGTAAAGCCGGTGAAGTTGCCTGGTCCTGTATAGCCAGTAAAGCCCGTACTACCTACTGGTCCTGTATAGCCTGTTGCTCCAGCAGGTCCAGATGGACCTGTGTATCCTGTGTAACCTGTGAAATTACCCGCGCCAGTATAACCTGTATATCCAGTAGAACCTGCACCAGTATAACCAGTGTAGCCGGTTACTCCAACTGGACCGGTATATCCGGTATAGCCTGTAATGCCCGGTCCTGTATATCCAGTCGGTCCTGTTGACCCAAGAGGCCCCGTATAGCCCGTATAGCCTGTAAACGCACCGGGGCCAGTATACCCGGTGTAACCTGTGATACTAGGCCCCGTATAACCAGTAGCGCCTGTTGGTCCAGCCGGTCCTGTATAACCCGTATAGCCAGTAATGCTCGGGCCTGTGTATCCAGTATATCCTGTAACGTTGGGGCCGGTGTACCCTGTGTATCCGGTAAAATTGCCAGGGCCTGTATAACCCGTGTAGCCAGTCGCGCCAGCCGGTCCTGTGTAGCCAGTGTAGCCCGTTGATCCTGCTCCAGTGTAGCCTGTGTAACCTGTTATGCTAGGCCCTGTGTAACCTGTATAACCAGTCGATCCTGCTCCTGTATAACCGGTGTAACCAGTTGCGCCTACCGGACCTGAATAGCCAGTCGGCCCTGTTGCGCCTAATGGGCCAGTATAACCAGTATAGCCAGTAGTTCCAATTGGGCCTGTATATCCTGTAAATCCGGTATAGCCTGTTCTTCCGGTATAACCGGTGTACCCAGTGTATCCGGTAAAGTTTCCTGGTCCGGTATATCCTGTAGGGCCAGTTGGACCAATAGGGCCGGTGTATCCCGTATAACCTGTGATGTTGGGTCCGGTATACCCTGTAAATCCTGTAAAACCAGTAGGCCCTGTGGTACCTTGTGGCCCAGTATAACCGGTGTATCCTGTGAAATTACCGGGGCCAGTGTAACCTGTATAGCCAGTACTACCTGCTGGACCTGTGTAACCTGTGGGGCCGGTTGGCCCAATTGGGCCGGTGTAGCCAGTATACCCAGTAAAGTTTCCTGGCCCGGTATACCCCGTATAGCCAGTATACCCTGTTATACTTGGGCCAGTATAGCCGGTGTAGCCCGTTGATCCTGCTCCGGTGTAGCCTGTGTAACCTGTTATGCTAGGCCCTGTGTAACCTGTATAACCCGTCGAGCCTGCTCCTGTATAACCAGTGTAACCAGTAGCGCCTGCTGGACCCGTGTAGCCCGTATAGCCTGTCGATCCTGCACCAGTGTAGCCAGTATACCCAGTAAAGTTTCCAGGGCCAGTGTAGCCGGTATAGCCAGTCGAACCAGTAGGGCCAGCAGGGCCTGTATAGCCTGTGTATCCTGTAAAGTTTCCTGGGCCTGTATATCCAGTAGAACCTGTAGGTCCAATTGGGCCAGTGTATCCTGTAAAACCAGTATACCCCGTTCTTCCTGTATAACCGGTGTATCCGGTGTAACCGGTAAAATTACCGGGACCGGTGTAGCCTGTAGGGCCGGTTGGTCCGATTGGGCCAGTATAGCCAGTATAGCCGGTGATGTTAGGTCCAGTGTACCCTGTGAATCCTGTAAAACCAGTAGGCCCTGTGGTACCTTGTGGCCCAGTATAACCGGTGTAACCTGTAAAATTACCGGCCCCGGTGTAACCTGTAGTTCCAGTGTAGCCAGTGTATCCAGTGTAACCTGTGATACTAGGCCCTGTATATCCAGTCGGTCCAATAGGCCCAGTATATCCGGTGTATCCGGTGATGCTTGGGCCGGTGTAACCGGTATAACCCGTAGATGCAGCAGGACCGGTGTAGCCGGTCGGCCCAATAGGACCGTCGGGGCCTGTATACCCTGTGTAGCCTGTCGGCGCGGCGGGGCCAGTAAAACCAGTAGCTCCGGTCGGTCCTGCGGGGCCGGTATAGCCCGTATAACCAGTCACACCCTCAGGTCCAGTATAGCCAGTAGGCCCAGCAGGCCCATCTGGACCCGTGTAACCTGTTGGCCCTTCGGGTCCAGTATAACCGGTGTAGCCAGTCTCGCCCGCTCCGGTGTAGCCTGTGTAGCCAGTGTAACCAGTAAAGTTACCCGGACCAGTGTAGCCGGTGTAGCCGGTGATGCCAGGACCGGTATAACCAGTATATCCAGTATACCCAGTGGCCCCAGGAGGCCCAGTAAAACCCGGAGGTGGATAAAGCTCTAACGACATTAACTTACCTCATCCCCAAACGCACAGAACGATACTGTGGCGCTGGAGGCATACACCCAAATTTCATCTGTTGCGGCAAGCGCTAGCCCAATAGTCGCGGCGAGCGTAGAATTTCCAGGAAGGGGTGAATCGTAAAACAAATATTGCTTGGGCGTGTCTCCCGCGCCCGCAATACGTACGCTAACACGAAAACTCTCGGCAGCAGCAGTCTGATTGGTGACCATGATAGAACTAACCACAGCTGAAGTTGCAGCAGGCACCGTGTACAACTTGGTGGGCGTTGTTGCCAGCGGATTAAGCTGTCCTAATATTTTTAGCGCTTCAGCCATTACGCCCCCATCGTCAAAAACGGTCTAACCCAGTTCGAACTAGAAGTAAAAGCCTGCCACGAAGCAGTGCCTGCACCGGTGCCGACGCAAACTTGTCCAATAGCGGCGGTATTCGTTACTTTGGTTCCGTTTATCAGTTCGGCGTTTAAGTTAGTAACCTTGGTCGTCGACGCCACAACCAGAGGCGCTGTGCCGGTAGCCACAGCAGAAATTAGTTGCGTCGAAGCGCGAATTGCGCCTATCACGTCGATATTGTAGGCAGGTACGCTGGTGCCAATACCCAATCTTCGATTAGCATCATCCCAGAAAAAGACGCTGTTATCCTCAATAAGCGTCCCAACTGGACCAGCAAAAATAACGCTGCCAGTAGTGTAGCCAGAAGGACCACTACCACCAGAAGGCGGCGAGGTGATCGTGGTGATAACTTGCGTAATAGCCTGAGCTGCCGCGTTCTGGTTCTTTACGCCCAATGAAGGGAACTGACGAGTAAAATATGGTGAGTCCGGAAAGAAATGTCCTTCGTAAATATTGGATAAAAATGGAGACGGCAGTGTGGAACGACTTGGTGCGGGGTTTCCCGCTATTGAAAGCGTTGACGCAGACATGCTGTCCCCTGCCACAAAGGACGGCATCGTAGACGAAAGGCTTGCTAACTCGTCTTTCTGTTTCTCCGAGAGTACACGTGAATTAATAAGTGGCATCTACTCAGTTACTCCTTGGCCAGAAGTGCTCCGAAAATACTTAGGGTGTAAAGTTGGTTTTGAAACGCTTCTGCGGCGAAGTCTAATTTTATCTGCATGTGACGGCAAACCGTAGGCTGTCCCCCTTGCGTCAGATAGAATCTCTTACTCAGTACCGAATTGCTGGGTGCAAGAGGTGCTGGGTCATTTACCGAGAACGGCAAATCTTCGAACGGGCCGTCGATTTCGTCGAGGCGAACCGAGACAGTCGGTACGGTACCCAAGTTAGGCAGTTCTACGGAGATGCTCTGAACCTCTGCTAACTGGCCAGGATGCGCTAGCACAAGACTACCCAATGTTACGGATGGCATGTAGGTGGCCCCCAAATCAGTCATGGTATTCAGCGCTCTTATTGCCACAGTTCCATCTGGTAGTCCAACCAACAATTGCGTGACACCAGGAGATACTTCAATACCACCAATCGCCGTCACCCCGCCAGTGATAACCGCCTTGGGACTCCACGATGGCCCGCCTTCAGGGGGCTGGTTCCAGTTGCACCGATACCAGATCGACGAACCATCCGAGATAAACACAGCCTTGTCACTGGTGCCGTTTACGATTGACGCCACGTAAGTTGTGGTAGGATCAAAAGTCGATTCAAGAAGATTGCCGATCCCGAATCCTATTTCCGTAATTCCTGCTGCGCTAATAAGCTGAAACTGACGATCAGCTGTGTACAAAAACGTATTGGTTCCCTGCGTATCCAGCGCGTTATACGACGAGAGACCAACGTTTTCGAGCAAGATATCGGCGTAGAAGGTGGCGATGCCAGTACCGTAAATAATGTAAATAGAACTGGCAGTATAAACCACCAAGCCACCTGAAATAGGCACCAGCTTGTTCACCACATCCGGAAACGTAAAAACGTTGGCTGGAGGAAAAGCCTCGAAGCCATTGCCGACTACCGTATCCGGCCCTCCGGAATAGTAAACGTTGTTGCCTACCACGCCCCAGATTCGCCCTACATGGTAGGCCATCTTGGTAAATCCGGTTGGTGGCGGATTATTTAGCGGCGATAACGGAGCAGGCTGCGTGACAATAAGGTCAGCATCCAAAAACTCATCGTCAATGGTTGTGGTCGAGTTTGCGTATTGCTGCGGCAAAGCGTAATACACGCCACCACCGTCTTTGGTTCGAAACAGCCAAATCTGATTCACTTGCGGGTCTGTGCTCGCTACGACGGCTATGTGCGTCTTTGATAAGTTGAAAGGACCAGTACCAATGCTAGGTGATGTGCACGAACTAACATGGCCAGTGTTGCTGTTTCCATAAGCAGCCATGTAGCTATAGCCTGATGCGGAAGTTGCAGTTAAAGCTCCAACTCCGCTCACGGTTACTGACGGCCCACCGGAACCATAAAGAGTAATTCGAACGTAGTCGATGTACCACGTTATACTTCCGCCGCCTGCTGTGGCTACTGCTTGGATTGCTACCCCAAAATTAGCCTTGTTTAGGTCACCAGCGTTCCACGAAGTTCCCCATAGATCACCGTCACTACCAAGCGTCACGTAGCCATTAGTGTTGGGAAGCTGTAGTCCTGTTTTAGGCGATCCGACTAGCGCCCCATCTTTAAGAAGCTGAACACTAAAAGATGAACCTGCGGGTGCGGTTAACTGATATCCTTTTACTTCAACCTGAATGCCATTAATTGCGTTCGTAGCTGGAATGGTCAAGCCAAAATTTGTGGCTTCGAGCAAATCTGTAAGGCCGGTTGCAACTACCGTGTAATAAACTGTGATAGTGATTGTCGAAACCGTAACTGTTTGTCCGGAACCGGACGCTGTGAACGAAGCAAAGACATCAGCACCAAAAGCCGATGAGTTAACCATCGAAGGACTGATGGTTCCACTCCACAGATCAGAACTTGAACCAAACGTAAACAACGTCGGTGTCGTACTCAACGCACCACTAAGTTTTAACGAGCCACCCGCAATACCGGCTAGAGCAACCGAGAGTGTTGTGACTGGCGAGCCAGAAACCTGAGACGCCGTAATTTCGACCTTGACGCCAGTAATTGTGGCAGTTACAGGAACTGAGCAGACACAGTTACTGATTTTTAAAGTATCTGAGCGGGTATAGCCAAAACCGGGAAGTGTAAAGATTGCGGTATTGGGTGATCCCGGTGACCACGGAAAAAAACCACCACTGTAGTTCAATCGGCTTAAAGGGGTCTTCGCTTGGCTATAGGCAACAGGAACATTCAGACTAGCATATGAATAAGAGGCATCGGCAGCAGTAATACGAGCAGGGTAAGACCATGCCGACGCGCTACCGGTGATCGCTACGTCAGAACCGGTGCCGCAACCGTGCGGTCCAGAAGCCCCGCCAAATTGGCCTATCGAAATTCCCCACTTCCGTAAAAACGGAGGATTGTTTCCAGGGGTTCCAGGGTCAGTCCAGGCTTGTTCTTCTACGCCGTCGCCGATATACAGAGTATTACCGACACCTTGAAAATAAGCTTGCCCTGCGCCGTCGCCTTTGGTAAGAATCGTGGTTTTAGCGGTGGGCGTAACATTATAAACCGTTGTTTCCGTATCCACGATTACATCGATAGGATTCGGAATATTGGCGATTTGATGAAAGGCGTAAAAGCTTAGAATTGGTGGCGTAACTTTTTCCGTTGAAAAAGCTAGCAAGCCGGGACGACGGATCAGCGAGCCATAGTTTGTTAACTCGATATCGTTGCCGTCGATAATGGCGTCAGGTCGTCCGCCAAAGGCACGGGTATAGGCGCGGTTATCGGGGCCATTAAATGGAGTACGCTGTGTCCACAGACCGGTAAAAAAAGTCTGGGTTGTAAGTGGCGTAAACCGCGTAGGCCGCGTTGCCTGCACACCCGAAAGTTGTAGCAACCCCTGATCCATAGTTAACTCTTAGCCTTCAACGGGAACATTCGATTTAACCACGCTTGTCGTTTCTTACACGCTACGCAGGGTTTGATTCCTACCGCAGCGGTAACTTTGGCAACCACGTCGCCTACACCTTGAATTGGCTTATCTTTACCAGCCATAGAAGTAATTATACGGGTTGGCTGGGCCGATAGGTAGATAGGTGTAAACGCCGCCCATAAGTCCTTCTGTGGGGTAAAAGACGCAATCTTCGCGCTCGCGGTCCCCTGCACGAACAGCAACCATCAAAGCTTCTTCCCATTTAACATAAGCGTCCTGTGCTGCTCGTGAGCCGGGTTTGGCATGATTCATCAACTTCGCCATGAACCCTTCTCGAAACAGGTAGCCTAATTCATCCGGAATTGGCGCGATAGTATCCTGTAACGAGGTCAACTGTGGAGGTCGCATCTGATAGGCGGGCTCGATGCTCCAAACGATTCCCGACGACGCGGGCAGAGGAGCAACACGCATCGCTACACCCCGAGGATCAGCCACTGTCCAAGTCACAGTGTTATCGACGACAGTGACGCCAGGGGCCGAGCACGCAGCCGCCGCTGGTTGTACGTTTCCGGACACGCCGTTGATAGAAACAAACAAATAGTTGCCGTTCACATCGATGAACTGCTGTACAGGGCTTACAGGCGTTTGCGCTACTCCTAACCCAGATGGATACGCGGTATTGGCCTGCCAATCACCATAAAAAGCTAACGGAATTGGAATCCACGAAATATTAAACGGATGTGCCATAACCGAAGTTTTCGAAAGATTCCTGACCGCTTCCATGCCAAATACAGGTTTGGGCAGTGCGGTGTTATTGATGTCTTGCCGCCAAGCGTATTCCAGCCACCCCATATCGATTACAGAAGTGCTAGCACTGTTGAACGGTGAAACCCCAATATAATCTTGCTGAAGTGCCACGGTTAAAAATGGTGACACGTATTGGCGATTAAACTTCCAATGCATTGGCTGTGCTAAAAATCGCTGCATGACATCATTAGCGATAGTCAACGCGGGTTGCTGCGTGTAGCCTGATTGCCCCAAAACCGGCGTAAATTCCGGATAGGCCAAAGCACTCTTAACCAGCGACTGCACCGTAATCGTGGAATTAGACGGACAGCCAGTTAAAACCGGAGGCGTCGGAGTTACCGGAGCGAGAATAAATGGCATAAATCCTCTTTAATTAATCCGCCGCTGTCGCGGTAATTTTCTGCCAGTCGGTTGTCGCATTGGCGTTAGCAACCTTCATGTAGACCTTACCTGCGCTCGACAAATACAGCGAGCCTATAGCCCCCGCTAGTCCAACTTCTGCACGCACTGTGGCACGGGTTGTTTGCGCTCCGGAGTAGACTCTAGCGGTGGCGTCACTTGTGGTTAGAATTGTTCCGGTTGTATCGGGAACACTTAGCGTTCTATTCGCTGTGAGCACGCTGTGGTCGAGGATAGCCATAAAGCTATCCCCAGTTCCGCCAAAAGCAAGTGGCCGTCCTCTTAACCCCGCAATTGTCCCAGTTGTAGAGATTCCATCCGGATATGTCGCCAAGTTCATTGCATATTCTGCAATTTCATTGTCACTTAATGCATCAGCAACAGGTATCTTTATTAGGATAGGCGCAAAATATTCGATTGTGTGCGTAGCGTCAGTCAGTCCTTTAAAAATCAGAGTTGAGGCACCCGCAGTTGCCACCTTATAAATTGCGTAACTCCAAACCCATTCTCCATCGCCCAAATAACTAGCAAAGTCAGTTTGAACGTAAGACTGTCCGGAACCAAACGGAGCATTTTCACTAGTGCAGCCAGTAAGTTGGAAAAACGCAGGGAATCCACCAAAATAACCAGTTGCTGTTACAGTTCTTGACCAAACACCGCAAATGTAAGTGTCTCCGGCATTTGGCGTAGTTGCTGTTGTATAGAATATTGGCCCACCGTTAGGAGCCGGTAGCGGTGGTCCCGAAACTTCGACTGCGTTAGCATCAAGAACCCCATCTGGACTTAATTTGCTGCCTGTAAACGTTTCGGTTCCGGCAACTTTTGTCCAGTTAGCTACAAGTTGGTTAGCAAGATTGGGATAGCGTATAGCGGTGGGGTGGAAGTTTCGGCGAGCAGTATCACATTGCGCCCAGAGCCGTCGACCAAGAATACCTGTAGCGCCTTGTGCCGCTGGTAAAGTTGTTATCAGCTGGTTATAAGGCGAATACTGGCTTGTGGTGTACGAGACAGGCCCAACACAGTTTTCACCTCCACCTCGAATATTTCTAACACACAAGCTATCTGGTGACAGGCCGGTTCCTTCATATCGAACGCCTGTAACCGTTCCAGTGAAGTCATCACAGTAAACTCCGTCAACTACACCGTTGAAGGTACCAGACCCCACAATATAAACGGCTGCATCTCCGTTTAACTGGTTTTCTGACGATAGATTTTCTACATATAGGGCACTACTGCCTACTGTCCAACTGATATAACGTACACCGCCACCATTTACAAATTGGTCGTAAAGGAAGATTAAATAGGCGCTGTGGGACGCGGGTGTTGTTCCAGAAAAATTTATTGCTGCACCTTTTTCGGTCAGCACGCCATTTGCAGAGGCCGTACCGTTAAAGGAGCAACTTCGGAAATAAATCCAAAAGGCGTATCCAACGTCGACATTCGGTCCTGCACCAGCCGATAAGTTAGTAGCACCATGAATGTTCTGAAACGTTATTCCGGCTACACCGCCCGCTTCTGATTTAGTATTAGTAGAATCAATACCAACTTTTATTCCTGTATCAGGATACTGGTACTGCAAATTTTGAAATGTAACTTGTCCGGCGATGCTTGACAACCAAATAGCCGGATGTAAGTTATCGCCTTGTTTACCGGCTGAAATTAAGGCTGCTCCATCCACTGAACCTGAGTTTACAATGTTCGATGTAATACCTATAAAGGATACGTGTGTTTTTGCGTGACGCCAACCTGTCGGTGGACTGGCATAGTTTGGATCACCGCCCGCAAAGCTATTACCCATGATCCAAATGCCGGTTCCATTTGTTGCTGTATCAACATCAGCGATAACCGCTTCTCCAGCAGCGCCACTAACAATATAAATAACGCCACCAGCGGCAGGCAATGAATCATATGCTACCATGATGTGCTGTTTGGCAGACGCAAGGGTTAGACCATCGTTAGCATCATCCCCGTAGTAAGACACGTAACGAATTGGTGTATCGCTATCGGGTGCAGACCAAGGAAGCCAACCCAGTGTAGTCGTAGAGCCAGAAACACCACTAGCTACAAGCGCATTATTTAAAGCTGGAGCCGCACTTGGGAACTTGTAAATCAAGTCAGCACCTGTGGCTTGGGCTTGAATCGTAGCTGACCCGCTGGTAGACCCATTAAACTTCATCGAACTAGCCTGCCACACAGCGTCACTCGTAGACGACTGCGTAACGTCAGCTATTTCAATATCAGGCACAAAGATAGTAGTGTACCCAGTCTTCACGAGCTTGAAGTAATAGCGACCATCGGCGGCATAAAAAGATACACGGCCACTGCTATCGGCAATAACTTCGTTGGTTGGATACGGGGTAATCCCGTCGTCTTGATAGATCGTAGCGTCGACCGAATATCCTACGTCTGTGTAAACAAACAGCGAGGCTCCTGACAAAATAACAGGCGGCTGCGTGTTGCTGAAAACTACGTCTGTAAACTGTTTCATAAGTACCTGCGCAAAAGACTATCCACCAAACATTCCTCGGGCAGCGGTACTCGCCTGAGACTTGCCTTGAATTTCAACGATCTCTCGCTGAGTGATGGCCTGATCGATCATAAAGACGTTCTTCTGGCTTTCCGTAAGACCTTCGTTGGCCGCAATCACCTGTCGCAAAAATAACTGCGTAGCCAACCCAAAGCGCTCATCGCTCGACATTTCGTAGGCTTTGGCCAGCACACCTTGATTGTACAAATATGATAAATAGTCCGGGATGGGCGTCCACGTATCTGTAGACGCTGTAAAAGCAACAGCCTTCTTTTGGTAAATAAGTTTAACTGTGTAGGCAGCGTCAGGGGTGGGCATCATGCGGAAAGTAATATTTCCAGCGCCGTCGTCGAGTAGAGGGCAGATTGCGATGGGCTGTTCTTGGGTAGTGTCTTGGGAAATATTGAGGCGAACTGCAAGCTCACGATTGGTTCCAGCGCTGGTGAGATTTGCTTTTTCTAACCAGCCAAAATCGGTAAGAGACCGCACGTAGTCTTGACCACCTGCCGGACTAACATTGAAACTGGTAGTGCCTCGGTTCCAGCGCCACGAAAAAGGCGGAGCCAGAATAAACTGACGCACCCAATCTCCAATGGTCAAACCGGGTTCATCCGTATAAGTTCCAACCCCCAGCAAGGGACGAATGGAAATATACGTTTGAGCGAATTGAAGGCTACGAGCAAGCGTTATCGACATAGGGCCTCAACACAAAAGGCCGATGAATCGTAGTACTCCTACGTTTCACCGGCCTAGTTTAATCCGAAACCAGACTAGTGCACAGCATCCCGCGAAGAATTTTTAGGCTTGGCCAGCTCGAATAGCTTCGAGCGGGTTGGCAAAAAACCGTCGTCCGGAAGCGGACGGGCGGCACCCTGACTTCTTTGCCATCCAAGTCTTATACTCCAAGTCAGCAGCGGGGTCTTTACCCTGCGTGTTGCGAAACACGTGATTACAATTTGCGCAAATACCTATCAACTCTCCAGTATCGAGATAGTGATGGATAATGCAGGTCAAGCCATGTGGACTTGGAAAGTCGCTCAAGCTATTGCTGCCCTGAAGGTGCTGGCAGTTAGCCTGATCGGCGATAAGATTTTTACGTAGTCGCTCCTGCTGCTCACGGGTAGACTTGCGAAAAGCTTCTTCGTTCGCTTGTATAGCCGGGTCTTTAAAAGGCTTACGACTTTCAATAAGGGCAGCAGCGATGGATTCAAAGCCCTGATTGTTTTTTTCAAGCGCCGTTTCAACCGCAGCACTCACCGAAGTTCTAATAATATTCTGAAGTTCCTCGGCGGTTATCGAAATCTTTTGTGCTTTCGTACCGTTTTCATCAGCCATTACAGTCTCCTTAGCCGTTAATCCGAGCGGCCAACGGGTATTTTACTCGTGTTGATTTCTTAAAACAAACATCTGCCTGCGCCAGACTATCGACGCAGGGCCTATCGGTTCACCAAAAAACTTTTTACAGCGATCCTCAGTTAAAAGTCCGCTTTTGATAAGTCGAATCAAAGGCGTTCGCCAACCGCGTATACGCTCTTTGACCGGAATATCCCGAACAGGATCAAACTCATAAAGGCTGTATTCGGGCATAAAGCCTGTCGGAATATACCACAGATACTTAAAATCACGGCCATCAGCTTGCGGGCGTCCAAAAATCTGAAAGACCGCGATGTCGTCAGCAATGCGGCCATCGACAAAGCAAAGTTTGCCGGGGACTGCACGACGAAGACGAGAGATAAACCCGCTGTGATGCATGGGGTTGATAAAGCGAGCTTCGTCATCCATGTAGTCTAGCTGGTGCTGCCACCGCTGAGCCCTGACCGCCGCACTACTATAATTTTCTTCTCGCAACCGATGGGTGTGCTCTATGGTGCTAAGTCGTGGTGCGGTCATGCAAGTCTGGCATTGATCGCGCACGCCCTCTCGGTAACTTGTGTCTCTAACAAAACACGAATACGGAAGTATCTTTAAGCAACTGCAACACTGCTTTTCATGAACACTGTGGTTACTTTGGTCAAGCACGGCAGTACTGACCGGGGTACCACCGTGCTCAACGATTTGATCGATTGAATGAAAAGACATGCACGCTCTCCGTGGATTCTTTTGTAGATTACAACTGGCTCAGACTGAATTCAGAGGCTTGAATCTCCCCACCGACACCGTTCCCCCAGGTCCACGACGCACAGAATTGAAGTGTGGCCAAGGTAGCGACGTTGGCGGTTGTTGTCACGGCCCAAGTGTTATATTTTGGCGTCGAGCCATCGCCGAAGTACCAGAACTGACCGTTCAAGTTACCGGTCGTGTAAGCAGAGTTATAGGTCAACTGAGCTTCGAGAATAAACGCCACAGGGTTCGTGACCGCGTTTTGTGTGATAGCACCTGTGGTAGCGATAGCTGTTCCAGCCTTGCTAGTACCTTTATACAGCGTAACCGTCAGCGTGTTACCAGCGTTGGACGCTGGAGTTGCCACACCGCAGATACGAACGAGAAATGGACGGCCCTTATCGAACGAAGCCGTTGTAAAACCGGGACGGCCAGCGTACATATAGCGCAATCCCAGCCTTCCGCCCATCGCCAACAGAGCCGGATTGGTTTCTGTACTTAGCGGATTGCCAGAACCAATCACCGCCGTAGGCTGTGGCACGGTCAAGACTGCAATAGCGTTGGTGCCACTATCCGTGGCAATCTTGAATTCGGTTTCAGTGGTGCCTGCCAATGTCTGAGAGACCAACTGGCTACGACCACTTCCACTGAGATACCCGACGACACAATTTGTATTCATATAGACTCCTTCTTACATTTTCTTCTTACTCGTGACTCCCGAAGCGAGTCAGTCTACATCTGGCTAATTGAAAACTCAGACGGGCTTACCGTTCCGCCCGTAGCGCCCGCGCCTGCCCAAGCATAGGTTGCTGTGAAAAGATTGGTAGCCAGCGTGGCAACCGAAGCAGTAGTTGTTGCTGCCCATGTGTTATACGAAGCGGTTGAACCGCCGACCCAATACCAGAATTGGCCGTTAAGGTTATTTGTGGCGTAGGCCGAGTTGTAAACCAACTGTGCTTCCAAAATGAAAGCATATGTGTTAGTGACGGTATTGAGAGCATTCGCCACTGTAGTTCCAATCGCGGTACAGGTTCCACCAAAGGTTCCCGAATAGAGATTGAAAACTATGGCGATGTCCGCTGCCGACGCTGCCGATTTAATCGTACCCGCCAACCGAACCAAGAACGGTCGGCCCTTATCAAAAGAGGCGGTCGTGAAGCCTGGACGACCTGCATACTGATACCGCAAACCCAAACGTCCGCCCATTGTGAGCAACGCAGGGTTTGCTTCAGTGCTAAGCGGATTGCTCGAACCAATTTTGGCACTTGGCTGCGGCACGGTCAGTACCGCGATAGCGTTGGTTCCTGAGTCTGCCCCAACCTTGATCGAAGTTTCAGTGTTGGCCGCTGTAAGAACGGAAGCCAACTGATTTCGGCCAGTTCCACCGATATAACCTGCAACGCAATTCGTATTCATAATGTCTCCAAACTACTTATTCTTCTTGAGTCGTGATCTGTCTCAATCTGAGAATTAGGATATAACTTCTTGCCGCGACTTGACGCGGGCAAGATCAGGTTTCAAAACCGGTTCAGCCTGCACTCGACCATCGTGAATGTACGCACAAGCCACACCGCCTGGACGCACCAGAGTGGCATTGTGATCCCCTTCAAATACCTCGCCCAATTCGTGAACAATACTTGAATGCACTACGAAAAGTACAGGGAATCCAGAACTTTGCGCTAGTTCTATGGCTTCGCCAATTAGCGGTCGAACGCGGCTACGAAAATCGTTCAGCGATTCGCCGTCTTCAAACAGCATATCCGGATTCTTGACGTGCTCCTGAATCTCTTGCTCCGTCTCAGCCGTTCTTTTTTGGCCGCTCAGATGACCCAGATTCAGTGCTCGAAGCTGTGGCAGTTCTCGATACTCAATATCAGTTTGACGTTGGCCAATAATACTAGCTGTTTCTCGCGTGCGTTTTCGGTCAGAAAGATAAATGACAGGGTAGATTTCAATGCCCGCGAAGAAAAACGCAAGCCGATGGGCATCCTTACGTCCTGCCGAATCCAGAGGAACATCGATGGCTCCACGATAGCAGTTCGAAGAGTTCAACGTCGTGGTGCCGTGACGGGCGCAATAGAGCAGTGGATGTTGCTGACCCTGCATTATTCCTCGTTTTGGAATAAAGATTTGGTAGTCACACTGGCCTGAAACGGCCCTTTGTCCGGTTCCGGACAAGTTACCTCGGGTTCGTGCATCGCGTTATCAACGATAGCCTCGACTTCTTGTTTGGCCGCGTCTTCTTCACGAAGCTCCATGCGCAACTCGCGCAGCGAAGGATGGTCGGCGAGTATAGATTTATGCTCCAACAACAGGCGGACTGCCGCCTTGCGATAATATTTTGTAGCGCTTTCATTCGTCGCCATCGCCAGCAAAACGTGGGCCGGAAATGTCTTCATCTCTTCCGAGAACGAATCCGAGTTGGTCAAAACGTTATCCATTTTTGCCCCAAAGAAAACCACACGCGCATTTCAGCGCATCCCATAGGTGCGGCTTTCGTAAAATTCTTCCGCACTGGCTACAGCGAAAAATCCACATAAAGAGGTGGGGTCGCTGGCTGACGACCCCGCCAGGACTACAACTTCGAGTCGGTGTCCGATGTGCCGTCGGTCCTTGCATCGAAGGTGGACGAACCTCAAACCCCGGCAAGGGTAATCGGTGCATCCATAGATTCTGCTAAGTTTTTGTCTTTCCCCAATCCGGTTTCGGACAACTCTTGGGCAGAATTAAACTTTTTATTCTTTCTAAGAACCCACGCAGCTTTCATTGAATTACGAATTCGTTCTTTTACTTCTTCCGAGTGGGGTATGCCTTTACGATATTGGTTTCCTTGCAGCCCACGAGAAATATTAGCTCGCCCCGCTGCTGTGTGGTGCTTACCTGTGCTGGCCAAAGTCATTTTTAGTTTAAAGCTAGGGTCAGAAAACTGTTCTTTTTTAATAAGACTTAACTTAAGTTTAGTTAGGTCCGTATGCTTTTTACCTTTAAAAGAACTCTTGCCAAACATGGGGTTTCGCGCCCCAACAAGCAAGCCTTTTCGTGTTTGACAACTTCTTTTTCGAAAATCAGGGTCTTGCCAAAGTCGTTTCGATGCTTCTCCAATTTTTCGACGAACCTCGGGGGTTTGTCTCCCACCTTCGCCGCCAAAGGTCGTGTTATAGCCTTTGTCTTTTTGAAAGGACAAGCAAAAACCAATCCAAAATTTTTCTAGCCTATCAATTTCTACTTTACTTTCAGTTTGAGCCAGTTCTTCCATAGTAAAAGCTGCTGGCCCATATTTGTTAATAGCGCGATAAAAGTAGACATCTTTTACTCTAGCCTCTTTGGAAGCACTTAGATGCGACCTCCATCGTGCTTTTAAACTTCTAACCGTTTGGCCTATATAAACTTTTTGATTAACGCTATTTGTTATTAAGTATAAGCGATACAAAACCCACCTCCATGAGTTTTGCTGATTTGGGGCGGTGTGGAGGCACCACCCCAAACCAGACTGCCCTCATTCTATTATATCACATTTCTGCGATAATCCTAGCTTGAGGACGTTTCGGATTGGCCGTTTGTTACTCGCCTTACGGCGGGGCTGGTCATTTCTGCCAGCCTCTGCAAGTTACTATTTCTTGCAGTGCAGACTATCGCATCAGCTTTCGCTGCTCTCTCGCTTAGTCGTTCAGGCTACCTTTCGGCTTGCCCCTTGTTGGCATTTCAGCGTTCAAGTCAATCAGAGAGAGTTTAAGGAGACCCGCAATCTGTTAAGTCTCCGAATTGTCATTGTAGAACCGGGCGGATTACCATGACAATTCAACTGCGCCCCGGATTAATTACGCAGTGTGTTGGTGTATTTACTCGGTGTTACTCGCCTTGCGGCGGGGCTGGTCATTTCTGCCAGCCTCTTGCACTTCATTTAGCGCAAGGACGGACTGTTGCATCCCTTTCGGGGTTCTCCGCTCAGTCTCTCACGGTCCCTTTCGGGTTCCGCCTCGTTGCCGTCTCAGGGTTCGAGTCAATCAGGAGAACTTTAGACAACGCCGTTAAATACAACGTTGTAGCTGACCCCTCATGCTACATAAGGTCTACAGTGGACAGGTCGCTGTATCCACCGATTTGGCGAGCCGGATCGGCTACGCTGCCTTGAGCTGGTGCCTCCTGGATAAGAAGACGGTAGTTCTTCTCACCAGTTTGAGGGTTCTTCCCAAGGAAAACCGAAAACAGCGCATCGTCAGCAAACAAATACGTGTTGTAGTAAGTGTTGCCGGAAATGGTTGTCGTCGGAGTAGTGGTTGTCTGCTTGAATTTCACGCCGCCAAACGTGATCGTATCCTCGTTGGGCACCGGTGCAAGCAGTTTTTCTTGACCGTCAGCCGACCGCTTCAAGATATCGGTCAAGCCGTTGAACGACGTATCATTCAGCACGTCGCGGACTACGAACGGATGGATAATCCCACCGTAGTAGCCGTCGCCGGTCAACGGACGAGCATTGATACCCGCCAGTTGCTGGCACGCCGAACGAATGTTATTCGCCGTCAGATAAGAACCATCAGCCAAGGTAATCGTCACCGAACCATCGACGCCCTGGGCCGCGTCTGCCGTGATCTGAACCAGAGAGTTCAGCGTCAACGCCAAACGATAGTTGAGTTCGGTAGAGAGGTTTTGCAGCAACGACGGGTCGTCGATTGCCACATCCATACTCAGGTCCGAACTGTTAATGTAATCCGCGTACTGCCCAACGGTTGCGATAATCTTGGTCGAAGATTCCGCGATGGGCGAACCCACGGTTCCTTCAGCTGCTTGCGCGGTATTGCCGGAAAGCAAACTGTAGGTGAAAAATTGAATTTGGTTCCCAGAACGCAAAGGCAACGGTTTCTGTTTCAGTTGTGTTTAGGCTACGCTTTCACTAACTTGCGGCAAAAGCTCTGTGGTTCTGGCCACAGCTTGAGTCACCTCAAGAGCACTCTTAGTGTCGCCACTAAGCCCAGACTCTATCTTCAACCCCGAAGGGCCGTCTGACATATTAGTCGTTAGGCGTTTTCCCATGCCGTGTCCATTAAGGGTTTGAATCTTTTCTCTCAGTTCTAACCGTTTTTCTTGACAAGCCTTCCCGTCCAACCGGATATATTCAAGAGAAAGTTTCGCCTGTTCTCTTTTGATTACCAGATACGGTAAAATTCCCAAAAGAAGAAGCTCTTTATTCTTGGCACCTTTTGGATGCCACGAATACCCTATTTTGTGACTCGGTTTTTTAGAAGGATGATGAACATAATACACACCACCGAAATGGTCTACTAACCATTTCATAACCTTAAGATCAGTGTTATACAAACTAATAATAAGGTTGATGTGAAAGTACGTGTTTGGCCCTGTTTTCGTGCGCCAAATACCTTTACGATTCTTCCACGTACCTGTTATCGTAAAACAACCTTCTCCGTCGAGCAACCCAGCTAAATACGCCCAATTTGTTTTATCGTTGTCTTTCATGAGAATCTTCGCTCCGTCTTGTCTTAGATTTTCTTTTACTATTACTATACCACAAAAAACCTAAGATATTAACGGATATAGTCAGATTTTTACGATGACCAAACAAGTCAGTCATCGACATAAACGGGGTCTGTGCCTTCCTATTTTTCAGAACGTTTATGTAGCCAACCCAAAGGCAATTTACAGGTTGGGAATTGCCGACCGCTCATAGTAGATAGCCACGAGGTTGGGCAGCGATCCCGACGTAAGAATACTTGCAGGAGAATAGCTCATAGAGCCTCTTGTGTCGTTAAACGACAGTTAGATGATTAGCGCCGAGTGGATTGCTGAGCACGTAGTCGGATGACGCCGGACATAAGCTTCTCGACATCTTCGTTAGACATGCTTTCCAACTCATCGTCTGAGGGCGCTGGGTTGTTCGAAACCGGAGTGCCCGAAGTTTCTCGGTTGCTGATTCCAAACGCGCCTGCCGCTCTCGTTCCCACCCTCTTCCCAGGAATCCCCTGAACAGGTGCGGGCGCAACTGGTTTAGCCGGTGCCACTGGCTTGACTGGTGCCGGGTTGATAGGTGCCTTCGGTTCTTGAACCAGTTCCAACAATCCGTCAGATGCCAGATCATCGAAGGCTTCAACTAAAGATGTGCGGTTAAACATTTTCTTGCTAACCAACTGATCCATGATCTCTTCGCCATTCGTAGCGTTCAGTTCACGGCCCAATTTGTGTTTAGCAAGCCAGCCGAGCATAAGCGCGTAGTTCTCATCGATGGGCAGATATGCTGGCCTAAGCTCTTTAAAAATTCTTATCTCGGTGTCGATGGAGATCATCTCCACCGCTTCACGTCCACGCTCACTGCCTTCCTGCGCCAAACGTACAAGCTGCTCGACAGAAAGTCCGGTTTTCTTTTGGAACCACAGATCAAAAGCTTTGTCAGGATCAGCAGTCAGTGTATTCTTGATCTCAAAAACTTCGTCCGCTGTGAGCGTTCGCACGTGCGGTGTTGCTGGCGGCGGTGACGCGGGTTCCGCAGCAGCAACGCCTAACTTCAGCTTTTTCGTCTGCTCCCTAATCTTTTTCGTTGCATTCAACTTGGCGGGGAGCACTTGGCGTAAAAGTTCACTTTCATTTTTACCGTAAAAAACTTCGTTGCCACCACCGACGCCAAGATTCAAAGTTGCCTTAAGTCCGGTTTCAGTGGGCTCAATAGTTACCGACGAGCCATCTTCATATTCAATAGTTTCTACCGTCGGCTCAACCGGTGGTTCGGGAGGTGTATCGTCCGGAACCGGACTACCTGCTGGAGTGTTCGCAGTTTCTGCTGCCCTAATTGCTTCAAGTTCTTCGGGTGTCGCTGCGCTTTCTACGAACTTCTCGTCAGCGATTTCTTCGCCAGGATTTGCATTTTGCAAAGGTGCAAATTCTGTATCTAACCAAGGGTCTGTTTCGATACGTGCCATGCTGTTCTCCTCTTACCATTAATCCAAATGGTCAATGGGATTTTATGTTTAAAGTCCTTCAGGCGGCGCGTTAGTCGCAACCTGAAGTTGTTCACGAATTACCGAAGGAGGCGGCTGATTAACCGCCCGTTGTACATCTTCAACAAAATTCGAATAAATTTTTTGGGCCGCAAAACAAACGGAATGTTCGGCCAGAATTTCATCTTTTTTAGAAGGATCGATGTGCGAAAGCTTATCCTTGGAATCCTCGGCGTAGGAGCGAAGCATCTCCAAGATTACATCCCAACCAGGAAGTATAACCTGATGGGCTAGTGCTCGACCCTTTTCCCACAGGGCAACGTCATAAGATTCTTCCTCTGTGAGATTCCGATTAAGCAGACGTTCCAACTTGCCCACGTCTAGTTTATTTTGTGCCATCGTTGTCCTTCCTAAATTTCCTGACAACCTTTACGTTGGAGCCACATGCAGCACAGCCCCACTTACCAAGACTGTGCGCTTCTTGCACAGGTGGCTTTGTAACCGGTCCTTTACACTTCGCACAGCTATATACAAAACTATTCAGACCCAAGTGCTTTTCCTCCAGGCTCACCGCCCACCATCAAGGGCTCCGAGGCTTTTTCAAAACCCTGCCGCAGAACTTCGCGTGCAGCTCGGGCAATATTCTCTTGGTCAGTCAGCTGCTGTTTTTGTTCAAACGATTGCTGTTGCAATTGCGCCTTAGCGGCGAGTTGCTGCTGAACTGCTGCCCCAGGCTGCGAAGCCTTCCAGCGCTGTTCGTCTTCCGGCGTCATCTCCACGATCACGTCGTTGTAATTCTTCCAATCCGCAATCTCGAAGAACATGCGAATCAGTTCTTCAACGCTAACTTTCTTTTTCTCGATAGCAAGCGCCGAAACAATAGGCTGAGCCTGCAAAAACTGGATCAGCATCGGCAAGCCCTGCGTCATGGTGCGGCGAGAAGACAGCTTAGCCCCAGCCAAGATTGAAAACTTAACACGACTGTTAACAATGTCTAGTATGTCGCCCTGTTTCTCGGTGATAAATTCGTGCTCCAACTCATCACTAAGAATATGCTTCACCGACGACAGCGAGAGCAACTTGCAGTTCAGGTCATGCGCCTCATACAAGAAAGGCAGAATAACTTGATTCGCAAGCTTATCTACAAAATCTTCGATACGCGATCCAGACCCTGCGGCTAGTAAATTCGCGCCTGACGCAGTACGCGCCAAATTCGAGTGGCCGCTGGCTCCTGCAACACCTTGGGTCGAAAACTCGTTAGCACCCGATACCGACTCTGCTCGACGCTCAGAAAGCTCCAAGGCTTGTAACGCTTCCGGAACCGGATTCGACCTTTGCAGAGGATTCAAGTCATCCTTAGAGTCCACATCGATGATCTTGCCTGGGGATACGCGGATACTCTGCGTAGGAACGCTCTTACCGCGCACTCGCGTGTACACGCCATTAAGATTCAGCGCTAGCTGGTCAAGCCACGTATTAGTCACGCCCTGCTGTAACCGCTGGTCAGAACCTACGGTATTGTGTGTAACAATGCAGTGATCTGTTAAATAAAGATGGTCCGGTGTATCAACCAGAATACACTGGCACGGTTTAGTTCCCACTGCTTCAACAGCACTAAAACCACGAGAAGGCATATACTTTGTTCGTGGTTTGTATCGCTCTATTTTTCTAGTAAGTTTGAATGGATTAAATACCAAGCCTATAGAAAGGCTATAAGCTGGAAAATTACCTCGTGCAGGGATAGGCTTAATAAACTTTTTTGCTATTCCGCCTAACGATTCAACTAAAAATTGAACGTCATCGCACAACTGTTCCGACGAACTAGAAAAGCTTGCGGCTCCATTTTTTCCAGCGGTACCGTCGCTATCAAGCAATCCAGCCAAAATTTCTTTACGTTGTTCGATAGAAGAAAACTTATAAATATCGGGAATAAACTTGTGCTCTGCTTTGCAGTTAAGCCCCAACTCTTTGACAATTCTTAAAACCGTATTACACCTATGATCTACTGATGTTATTTTATAATCATAACGCCGGTTAGGAACACCTACAATTTGCATTCCTTTGGGAAGTAATTTTTGAACTGCTTCAACAATTTCAGCATCAGCACTAGAAAATCGTGGCGTATCGGTAGTTAGATTTCCATCTCCAATGAGAATTCCCAATAAGTAAGGATGGATCGGTAGTTCTTGTTTTGAAAACGCAATAGGCTCTGTAATAGGAATAAAATACTTGTTAGCCCCTGTTTTTGTTTTCAATGCATCTTTAAAATCTTGAAGTTGAAATACCTTGGTTTTCCAACCTCGGCGCAAAGGACGTTTGCTCAATGCGCTTTCAATCTGCCAAAGATGTTCTTTACAGCATTCTGTAGTCGCCCCATCGCTAAAGGTTACCTTAAAAACCTCTTTTTCTCCTTGGGGGAAAACTTCCAAAACCTTATGAGGTTTTCCATCAGAGCCCATAACTAAATCATCGGGTTTAATATCCCCCATTTGTTTCCAGCCCAAAGGAGTAAGAATTTTAGCGTCTAGCGGCTGTGCCTTCCCAAGGCCCATTCCCCAAAACGCTTCCGGAACATCCCACCAGCCAACCGAGAAAAACGGAATTTTTCCGTAAGGGTTTTTTTCGTTAAGGATAACCAGCTTTTGCTGGAGCACCATGATAACTCGTTCAGCATCCCAACGTTCCAGCACTTCTAACGGTTTTGCGAACGGATCATCACTGGTGTTTTCATACCGAGGTTCTGCACGTGCATCCCAGAGGGGATTACGGATCGAGATTTCCGCAATCGCAGGTTTTGCTTCCTCCGTAGGAGGAAAGAATAGCATCAATAATTCTTCCTTCGAAGGCAACTTTATACCAGGACGCTCGCGCAGCTTATCCAGTTCATCGAACGTCATGTACATACGATGAACGACATAGCGAGCTTTGGTAATGTCCGGAACACTTAACCCTGGATCAACCAGTACGTGCCGCAAGTTTACGATATGATCGAAGAATGGGCGGCTAATTTCTTCTTCAACAACCTCTTCTTCAATATTGTCGTCATCATTGTTCTCAATGACAGTTTCTTCACCCGTGATGCCATCGGGAATTTTCAACCCGCTAGTTTTACGACGATACGTCACGCGCTCTCGCGTGTACTCCTGCCAGCCCCACTTCCAAATCGTAGTACCAAATAGAAGGGCGTTCATCACGCCTAAGCGTAAATTTTCGCGGAAGTCCGCGTCTTCAAGTTGATAATCAAGTATCGCACCTGCTGCTCGCGCCGCTGATATCTTGGTGCCTGGACGATTCTGAATCATGAAAGGAGGTTCGTCATAAAAGAGCCCCTTCATGATTTGAGGCGTCAACGAGTTAACGTGGGTGGCTACCGTGAAAAGAGGAACATTGGCGCGTTCGCTTTGCGTGCCTTCCCAAAATCTTGAGGTCCAAGGACTCTGGTATAGCGTCGACGCCTGAACCCAACCCATGACCCAGCTCTTAGTCGACTCAAAGTTCTCAGCACGATTAGTGTCTTGTAGAACGATTTTTAGGGCGGCTTCGTCAGTCCACGTACCTGTAGCCAGTACATGCTTAGCCTCTTTCGGCTCAACAGGCATGTGCACATTGCTCGGAGGTTCTGGTAAAAGCGCCATAATTACCCTACTTGTTTTTTTGCAAGTACTCTATTGCGGCTGCAAGAACTGCTTGACTGTCCCTTGCCATTCCAAGCAATGTATTGCAAGTCATGCACAAAATTCCTCTAATTTTAATACCACCAGTTAACTTTTCGTATCGGTGATCGTGGTCTACAACCCAATTTGGAAGTTTTCCACCACGCGCAAGACCAGGATTAGTGCACCCGCATATTAAACAACAACCACCCTGTTCAGCTAAAAGTTGCATTTTTTGAGTATACGTAATGCCAAACTTAACTTTCAGGTGTTCTGACGCCCTGTATTCAGGGCCTCTTACTTGCCTACGAATTTTTCTAGTACGATTCACCCTAGTTCTATTCTTTTTGTGCCACGCAATACTATAGGCATTCATTTTTCTTTTGTGGCGAATATAGTGCTTCCTACACTCATCTTTACGATATTGCCGGAAGCCATCGGGATCGCGTTTTTTCCAGTCTAAACGCCATTTACGTGTAGCTTTTGACGCCTTAGTCATCCACACAGTCCTGCGCCGAGCATGGGTGTTAAATCCGTCGATTGCGATTCAGGTTTGATACCTTCGTCCACTTCCACCGGCGTTATAATAGAGGGCTGGGTCCAGCCCATCCCTGGCCGTCCAAACGCATCGCAGTTTTCTTCGAATACAAGGTTCCAAGCGGCGTCATCACGCGACCACGTAGTTATTTCTTTCTTGGCCATCATCACCTGAAGCCGTGGAACAAACCGTAACTGCTGCGAAATCACGTCAGGAATATCGTCGTGGTGATGACTGGTGAGGCACCGTTCAAACTCAGAATACAGCACATCTAAGTGAGGAAGATGCGCCGCGAAAAATAATCGGTCACCAACCAGCCAAGGATGCATCGATGCCATACGTGTTTTCTTGGCGTCTTTTTGCGAGTCAGGCGGAAACCATTCAATGCGCTGAGCGGCTGCTGCTACCCAATCCTTACCTGTCTTTTGTGCTTCTAGCAGAATCGTAGGCTCAAGAAACCGCGAACCGGACGTGTCTTCTATCGCCGCAATCGTAGGATGCCACTTAGCGATCAAATCTACGACAGCCTTAGCCAAGGTCGTATGCGTAAAGCGATTACGAATCAGATCAATAATGAACAGTTGGGATTTGCTGTTGTACATGCCTACAGCCGCAGTGCTGTAGTCACGACCCTTTTTCTTGCTAAACGCAAAATCCCACGTAATGACTACTGGTCCGTTAACCGGTAATTCTTTAAAATGGACAGTGTGCCGCTTTAGCAAAGCTTCATCAAAAACCACTGTGCTACGCGGTCGCGGGTTTTGATTAATCTGACCTTCGAAAGAAAGTTCATCTTCTTTTTGCATGTACCTGAGTTTCTCATAAGGAAGATTCTCAGGAAACAAGATGTACCAATCTTCTTTTTTCAGATCATTTTCAGTAAGTTGACCAGCTACAATTTTAGCTTCGAATTCTGGTTTCGGTTGCCAGCCTTTGCCGATTAAAAACTTATCGCCAGTCTCAACATTGGTAGTTAAGACCCACGGACGAGGATCGAGATTATTTAGTCCATTGACAACTATGGACTCGCCTATATTCTTTTCTAAATAATCGCCGTACAACTCGTCGTCTGAATACCTTGTCCCAATAAGATCAAGGTATCCATAGGGCATCAACATTTTTTTGTTAATGTTGAAGTGCTTAATAACCTTTCGACACTGTTCAACTGATTCAGAATTATCCGTCGAAACTATGTCATCACAATTGTGGGTTACCGCACCGGGTACACAAATAGTCGCATCTTGCTCAACTTTAATAGCCACCACAGTTCCCGTTCCCATAGGCCTTACAGAGTCGACTATAGAGTATTCGGAAAAATATTTCTTGTGCGTTAACAATCCCCAAAGACGCATAATCCTATTTTCCGAACCGTTCTTAACAACAGAACACGAAAAGCCTAATCCCAACTGTTGCTTTGCAAGGAGTGCTGTCGCTGCTAATTCTTTTGAGACTGTTGTTAGACTTCCTCGAACATCACCGTCTCCGTCCCACAATCCTCGGCATAGCGCCATAAGGAAATTACTAGGCGCGGTAAGCGCCCAAGATGGAATTTGTTTCCGATAAGGGCCAACATACATGCTCTTAAAAACACTAAGCAAATCTTTGGGAAGACGCTGGACGAAAAGAGTAACTGATTTGTGCGGAGTAGGTGTAATTCTATATTTAAGCGCTCCGTGACGAACAAATGTTTTTCCAATAGTTTCTGCTATTGATCGTTCATCAATGTGGTGGCTAAAAATCAGTCCTCCGTGATTAACTGACCCTTCGGCAAGCCACCAGCCAACCGCATTCCACAAGTCTTCGTCTAAAGGAATAGGGGGATCAACTATTTCTTTAACAACCGGCCTCACAACCCTATCCCCTGGCTGCAAGTCTTTTGCTAATCTCCAACCAGTATCCGTAAGAAAAGGATGATCCACGGAGCACTCAACAGGAAATCCATGTGACTTTCTCAATAGGACTTTTACTTTTTCTGCTTGTTGTTCAGCCAACCCCACAACTCGTCGATACCTGCCAAGATGCGTCAACACCTCGGTACCAATTTTTAATTCCTTCACTTGGGAACAACCTTGTTTTGTATACACCCAACTCGAAGGGGCTAAACATTTCAAAACTTCAAAGTGCCAGCCAGACATAGTAGAGCCAATAGAAAGTGCCATTACTGTTGGTTCTTTACGCTTGATCTGTTTAGCTGTCCACACAGGACAGGTGAATTCTCCAGCCCCACCTAAATCTTTTTCCTGAACACAGTACTCAGGAAAGTATAGATTCATCATGCTTGGCGTGTGGGTTCGAACAACAAAGTGACCTTTTAAATCATCGACAAAGCCAACAGCCAAAGGGACAGTCGCTGTTAAAAACAAAATACGAATTTCTGGAAAACATAGAATCCACTGTACAGCATCGCCTACGTCGCAAGTAGACTTCATTGCACCTCTGGGGTATAGAACAAGGCGACGTTTACATATAAGGTCTTGCTCGGCTATTGTTTTAGCCGGGTCTTTTTTAATAAACAAATCGCACAGTGGCCGGTGTGTGGCTTCCGTAATTTTGTTAAACGACAGCGGCTTTCCAGCACCTTCGGGATTCGTATCCCACAAAAAGTACCGGTTCAAAAAGAATAAATCTCGCTGCGCCCGCCGACGAGTTTCACTAACCACAGGTGCAGCTAGCAGCCGCTCAAGCCCAAGATTAGCCCGGTCGGCGATCTGCCGCCGAACCTCTTCGTGGGAACAATACCAGTACCACTGATCGTCCGGAATCCGGTCAATAGAACCGTACTCTTGTTCTTTCTCGGGAATCCACGTTGCAAGATTGGTTAACCGATCAGGTATGCGTGCTGTAAAAACCATGCTTTTAACCAACCCGTGTAGAAAACAAGAAACATAGTATTGCCAGCCACTGCTCCCGCAACCACGCTAGCAATGTATAACAGATACAGTGTTATGCAAAATGCCGCCCACCGTGCATTTAGATAGGCTCGCAAAATAAAATAAGTCACAGCCAAAATCGGAAGACAGAGGTTGTAGTACGTTAACTTAATAGCAATAGACGGACCCAACCAAAATTTATGCGTATCCGGATATCCGGCAAGGATGTTAGCTTCTTGCCAAGTAGGGATAAAACTGGAACTGATGTACGATATAGTTACATCAAGAATTTCCAGTGTAAGCAATAGTAGCAAAGTAACGTATAGACCCGCAAAGTCATTCCAGCGAATTCTATTTAGGAATGATTTCATTTAAAGCTCTTTAGGGTCATCGCCAGACGTGCACGCTGAGCGAGTTTGCTGTTACCTTTGGCCGCAGTGCGGAGTTTGGAAGCCGGAATGGGTTTACCCTTCTTTGCACCGAGAGCTTTACGAAGTGCTCCAGGGTGCTTAATCGCTTTCTTAATCCAGCGTGCCATGACTACTCCTTCGTGGCATTTTTTGCCTCAGACAACGCAATGGCGATTGCCTGTTTTCTTGATGTTACCTTCGGTCCTTTTTTAGAACCGCTGTGTAGCTTCCCTGACTTCCACTCCCTCATCACTTTAGATACTTTTGCCTTACCACGTTTAGAACGCCACACTTGCTTACCGCCGCCAAGTCCCCGACGAGCTGTTTCAACCAATCGTGCCATTACACACCTCCAGCCGGTGCGCCACCGCCGCCCATCGCGGCCATGAGCGCTGCTTTCTTTTCTTCGTCCGGAGACTCTTGCGGTTCAGCCGCCTCTTCCTCTGGCCCCATGTGCTCGGCCATATGTTGCTGCAAGCCAGCAAGATCGGGATAGGTGTGCTCTTCTGGTTCTACCGGAGGCTGGCCCTCTTCAGGCTGCATGTGATTGGCCGCGATATAGCCCTTGTTTGCCGACCGGCGAACGTGAATGTGGTGCACCCTTTTCTTTTCCGGTTTCTTCTTGCTGTCCTTACCCATCGAATGGGCTGCATGTTCAGATTTCTTTGCCATAGTCAATCCTTATGTTGAGTAGTAGATATAGACCGAGCCGCTGTCAAGTTCGGTTACTTGGAAATCGTTCCACCGAATACCGGTCGGAAGTAGAATGTACTGCGAGATATCCTTGTCTTCAGCCACGGCTTCAAACAAGACCACGGTTCCAGCAGCGTTCTTGATCTTCAGATTGTCTGCCGTTGCTTGTGGGTCAACCCAATGAATCGCCCGAGGATAAATAGGCAACGAGTTGGGCGCAAGGCCAGAATTTTGATAGGTGGTGGGCATCGGTCCCATAAAGAATAATGGGTTACCTGTAACCGTACTAAATTCAACCGCGCTCGAAGTTACGGTCTTAGCGCCAGAATCAGTAGCCGTGAACGTGCCTGAAGCAGGCGCACCACTGTACATCATCTTCCCTGTTAGGTTACACACACCCAAGACAAAATCAGTGGCTTGATCTAAAACATTAAGGCCCCCCGATCCCAACCCCGAAATACTGGCGGTAACCAAGGGAGCGCCTGCCGTCATTGTGATATTGTTTGCCGATGCATCGAACGTAGTGATAGGGTTACCATAAGTGTCTTCTGCTGTCAATGTGTTGGTGCCAAGGAAAGTAACACCAATATATTCTTCGGAAGCCAGCACGATAGCGTATTTGTTGAGTGCCGCTTCACTCACCACGACGGTAAGAATATCGGTACCCGCCGCAAGGATAGAGCCATCAGTTACAGAGATATTGGCGGATTCGGCTTTGTACAGCAGCATCGCACCATTATTTCCACCCGCCGCTGTAACAGTTCCGTTCGTAAATGTAATAGTCGTGGCCACGCCAAAGTCAGTAGCGGCTCCGGTCTTATCAGAAGCTGTTGGCGTCGTTGCAGGAGATGGTGAATCATTGGCTCCAGAGAACGTAAGAGCTTGGTCACCAGTGTAGGTTAGGTCGGTGTTACCATAGGCGTCAAGCGCTGTTAACGTCAGGTTCTGCGAGACACCCGCTGTTTGGGTACCCGAACCAGTTACTTTCAGACGAGTTGCTGTACCAGCAGTAACAGTTGCTGTCAACCGGTTAGCGCCTGCGGAAGTCCACCCACCCACACTCGCCGTAGGAACAATATTCGCAACTTCAACAAGATAGAGCACCAGAGCGCCACCCGCCGAGTTCACACCAGAAGTAAAGGTAATAACCGTGGACGATCCAAATGCAATAGCCGAAGCTGTTTTGTTTGTAACCGTAGGAGCCGTAATAGGATCAGTGGACGGATTGGCTCCAGTAAACACAATTGCCTTATCGCCCGAATACGTCAGATCAGTGTTACCATAGGCATCCTGAGCCGTGATAGTAAGCGCGTGCGACGAGCCTGCGACTGGAGCTGCTGTACCTGTAGTTTTAAACTTAGCGATAGTCGCGGCTGTAACAGTGACGCTCAACCGATCCGAGCCAGCCGAAGTCCAGCCGCCTACTGAAGCAGTAGGAATAATAACAGCCGATTCGGCCTTATACAACACCATGCTGCCGCCAGCAGAATTAACACCAGACGTAAACGTAATCGTGGTGTTGGTTCCGAAATCTATAGCGGAAGGAGTTTTGTCAGTAACGGTGGGGTTGGTAGCAGGATTGGTAGAAGGATTTGCGCCAGCGAAGGTGATAACTTTATCGCCGCTATATGTCAAGTCGGTGTTGCCATAAGCATCTTGCGCTGTCAGAGTAATAGCTTGAGCAGCACCCGCAACTTGCGTAGCAGAACCAGCTGTTTTAAACTTAGCAACTGTAGCTGCTGTAACAACGACAGTCAACCGATCCGAACCAGTAGAAGCCGCAATCGTTCCGTCAGTAACTGCGACAAGCGCGGTCTCTGCTTTATAGAACAGAGCGCTACCACCAACGGTATTAACGCCCAAAGCAAAAGTAGTTACCGTTGCCGAGCCGAACGCGATAGCCGCCGCAAGTTTGTTGGTTACGGTAGGCGCAGTTACAGGGTTGGTTGAAGAGTTAGCGCCGGAATAAACCAGACTCTTATCGCCTGTGTAAGTTGTATCGGTGTTGCCATACGTGTCTGTGGCAGTGATAGTCAACGCGTCAGCAGTATTGACTGGTTCTGCGCCTGTACCTGTTACCACCAAACGTGATGCCGCAAGAGCAGACACAGTAACGGTCAAAGCCGCTGTCTCGGATAAAGCACCGTCTGTTACCGCAACCGCAGCAACCTCGGCTTTGTACAACGTCATCTTACCGTTGTTACTGCCAGAGACAGTAGCTTCACCCAGAGTAAACGTAATTGTTGTAGCCGAACCAAAATTAGTGGCTACGCCAGTCTTGTTTGTAACTGTGGGAGCTGTGACCGGATTCGTGGAAGAGTTGGCACCGGAAAAGGTGAGGGACTTGTCTCCTACGTAGGTTGGGTCTATGTTTCCGTAAACGTCAACGGCATCGATAGTAAGATTCTGCGAAACACCAGCATCTTCAGTAGCAGCGCCTAAAATTGTTAACGACGCTGCGGCGTCACTACTGACAATGCACATGAGTCGATCTGTACCAGCAGATGGACCAAGGGCACCGTCAGTAATTGCAACATAGGCAGTCTCTGCGGCGTACAACGTCATTACGCCATTGTTTCCACCAGCAGCAGTAACTGTACCATTAGCGAAAGTAATGGTTGTGGCGCTTCCAAAATCAACAGCCGCACCGGTTTTATCGGTAGCTGTTGGCTGTGTTGTGGGCGACGGAGAAGCGTTGGCTCCACTAAAGGTAATAGACTGATCGCCTGTATACGTTAAGTCAAGGTTACCAAAATCATCGACAGCATTAAGAGTAAGATTTTGGGCAGACCCCGCGACCTTAGCGCCAGTACCGGTAACCTGCAACCGCGTTGCAACGCCTGCTGTTGTTGTTACAGCGTATCTGTCTGTACCTGCTGCACTAATCGAACCATCAGTAGCCGCCACGTTAGTGACTTCAGCCTTAACTAAAGTCATGGTTATAGTGAGTGCACCAGCTACGAATGTTAAAGTTGTTGCTGTTCCAAAATTTTGCGCAACCGTGTTCTTATCAACCACTGTCGGATGCGTTACAGGATCAGGAGAATCAGCTGCTCCAGAAAACGTAATGGACTTATCGCCCACATACGTAGTATCCGTATTACCATAGGCGTCGAGGGCTGAAAAAGCTATAGCGGGATCGGCTACGCCAGCCGTCTCCGCGCCACCTCCTGTAAGCGCAAGTCTTGTTGCTGCGCTTGGTGATACGAGCACGGCGTACTCAGAAGATGCCGCTCCTGTGGATGTAGAGATTGTTCCATCGGTAGCGTGAATACCTAGCGGACCCTCTGCCTTGTAGAGGATCATTCTACCGTTGTTGGCACCAGATACTGTTGCCACGCCAGCCGCAAAAGTTAGGGTAGTAGCGACCCCAAAGTTTGTAGCCGCGCCTGTCTTGTCAGTAACCGTAGGAGTCGTAGCAGGGCCAGGAGAAGCAGCCGCACCACTAAAAGTTATACTCTTATCACCAGTATACGTTGCATCCGTTGCACCAGTGTCGTCAACCGCTGTGAGGGTAAGACTATCGTAGACTCCCGCTGTAAGTAGTCCAGCGCCAGAGCCGGTCAGCGTAAATCCAGTTGCAGCAGCCATAGTTATCTCGCTTGTTTCAGAATCTTTCTAGGTTCATCGCTGCCAGGGGTATAAGGTAGCCTAGACCAGCGCTAAAAATAAGTTAATGAAGTTGCGTCAAGAGCCAAGCAATGTTGACTCGCTGAAGCTCAATTAAATTAGCTTGCCAAACAACAATACCAGTTAGAAAAATTGATGTTACCAATAGGGCATAGACAGCTAAACGTGCTTTCATTCTTTCTCCCGCGTAGAGAAAAAGTTGCAGCAATCAGTATCATTCACATGAATTGTGCCATCTTCGTTAAGCCGATCTTCTCGATCCGGAATTTCTTCGTCGGCCATGACATTAGGATTATGACAGTTATCGTCTTCATAAAAGCGACAACGAGAACACTGCCGAGGCAACCCACTCTCTTCCAGTGTCACGAATCCGGTTCCGGACGTTCCATCCCACTTGGTACTCGAATCTAGTACGTCTTCAACTTGGACCGAACTATCCTCACGCTCTTTAAGTTCCTTGGCGTGATGCTCTTCTTCACTCTGAATATGCTCAAGCAATTCGGCGGTATCTGTGTCTCCTGCATCTCTAAAGGCACAGGCTGCAATTTTGTACGAGCCAATAGCAATCAACTCTTCACTGCGAAGCTTGCAGATAATACTTGATCCGGAGACTTCACCGATTTCGGAATCTTCTTCTTTGCCAAGGTGGGCCGCAGCACGTTTGGCTGGAGTAACCTCTTCACCTTTGTGAAGTGTATACAAGCCTGTCTTTTTTACCTTGCCGCCTTTTTTAAAACTACCGCGCCACAGCGCGCCAGCGGCGAATAAATCCGTTTCTTTCTGAAGGTCTTCGGTATCTTCGCCAGACGCTTCCGCCTTGCCTTGCTTAGCAATAAATGCCCGTCTCTTTTCCGGGTCTTTAATGCCAGCAGCAAGGACGCCTCGTTGTTTTGCTAAGCGTGCTTTTTCTTCTTCAGAAGCCATAAGACACCTAAATGGAGCCCCTGGAGAGAATTGGACTCCCAACATTCTGCTTACAAGGCAGACGCTCTACCATTTGAGCTACAAGGGCAAACTGGAGCGGGCTACGAGAATCGAACTCGTCTAACTGGTTTGGAAGACCAGAGCCTACCCACTCGGCCAAACCCGCTTGGCGGTCTATACGGGATTCGAACCCGTGGTCTCAGCCGTGACAGGGCCGCGAGAACAGCCACTTCTCTAATAGACCGTAAAACTTGGGGTGACCGTCCGAGTCGAACGGAACCTTCTCCTTCACAGGGAGCCGGACTAACCACTTTATCCCACGGCCACAGCAAATTGGTGGGCGCAGAAGGATTTGAACCTTCGAACCCGCAAGCGGGTACAGCTTTACAGGCTGCTGGCTTTAGCCTCTTACCTACACGCCCACAGTAAAACAGCAGGTTTAATAGCCAGTTCTTAATTTCTTTTGTCTTCGTTTTTCAGTCGTATACCACTTTTTCATACTTTCGCGTCCATGTTTTAAGTTGGCTGCATGACGCTCGGCTAAAGTATGGTATTTCTTATTTGTTCTTCTTGCTGAAGCCGTGTTGCAAGTTAAGTGGCTAAAAGCCAGATTGTTTAGGTTAAAAAACAAATCAACAGGATTGGGGCTATCCAGCCAAGCTTCTTTATGCTCGACCGAAAGTTCATCAGGAAATTTAATCTTCTGCCCGCACCTAAAACAAGTATCTTGAAATGTTTTTTGAACAAGGTCAAACATAACAAGCTTTTTTAACCTATGCGTGGCTGTGCTAAAATTAATTCCTAACTGCTGACTCTTTTTTCTATTGTTTGAATTCATAACTAACAGCCAAGCACACCACCGTTGTGCTACATATCAAACTGGCATGCCAGGACTCGAACCTGGAACCATTCGGTTAACAGCCGAGCGCACTACCATTGTGCTACATGCCAAGATGGTTCCGAGGGAAGGACTCGAACCTTCGCTAACGGGTTCAAAGCCCGTTGACCTACCGTTAGTCGATCTCGGAACAAATTACTGAATCGCTTCGAGGTTACCTTTGACGAAAGCCACCGCGACTTCTATCAAAAGGTTTACAATACTGGTGGACACGCTAATCCCAGCTGCCTTAGCTTTTTCTAAAATTGCTGCTTGGGCCTTGGCAAACTTTTCCACACCACTCAAACTATCAACAGTCGACAACGCCTGAACCTCTTCAACGACAATCTTACCGAGGGCAGACTTCAGCAAATCCAACGCTGCATGGCCGAAAGCCACCGCTGCATCATGGCCAAAGATAGCCGCAAACCCGTGAGCGACTTTAATCGCCGCCACTTTAATTCCGTGCCCGATACTTTTCAAAACATTAATCAAACCCATGTGATCTCCTTATTTTCGTTCGACAATATTTATATTCTGCTTGGCAGCTTCCTGAGATATTTCAGCAGGAACCGCCAAAGGTATTCCCTTGGTTAGGGGACTCCGAGTCCAGAGGTTGTAGATTATCAAACCCGTAGCAACCAGTGCAGTCGCAAAGCCGACACCCAACCCAATCCAAATTCCAGTAAATTTCCAAGAGAGAAGGGCTACGCTACCCCAAGTGAAAAGAAAAGTTACGTATGAGGAAACTATGATGGAGGCTAGCAGTCTAAAATAGCCATCCAGATATGCACCTGCCTCTGCCACGACAGACTTAAGCATCCGAGTCTGAAGATAGCTAGTAACGAGAGAAACAAGCGAACCAAACATTAGGTTTTCTTACGCAGGACAAGTTTAAAGATGCCAATCAGAAGGTCAAAAGTAGCTTGAGAGATCGAATTAGCCTTGACAGCATCAGTCGCTGCCAGACTTTCGGAAACCATAAGTGCCAAACCCAACC